TAACTGTGTGCCCATGCGCGGAGTCGAACCGCACCCGCCAGGCCGCTGCCTGACTTGCCAAGGTCATTTGCCATGAGCATCACCCGCGTGCCGTTATGCGGGCGCCTAAGATTGTTTCGGCACTTGTGCCCAGATGAGGAGTCGAACCTCACTCACCGCGCCTCTGCGCGGCTTGCCGACGGCCGGTCTGTCGCCTTGGGCTCCACCCTCGACGCGGGCTTTGAGGGGGTGCAAAATAGAACTAATAATGGTTAACTTCCTGTGCCCGCGCTTTGCTTGCGCCGCGGGGCGGCGGCGCGTGTCTACTATCTATTCCTAAAAGCTATTGACTGAATTGCGATTTGCCCCGTGGGCACCTCTGTGCCCTTTGTTTGTGCCGGGTGTGGGGGTCGAACCCACACCGCCCGCGCGTCCCTCCAGCTCCCGAAGCCATTAATCCCCAGCGGAAATGACGCGCCGCGCCCGGCTTGTTACCCGCCGCGCAATCGCTGCGCACGCGGGGCATAAAACTTATTATGATATTACCCTTATGAGCGGGCGTCATCACGACGCCACTTCGATGCTTCAATCGTTTTCGTTTGGCTGGGCCGTCACTGCCAGCCAGCCAGCTATGTAGGCTATGCCGGCGAAACAGATGCCCATAAATGGGTTGCTGTACCAGAATGCTCGGGCAGAGAAGAACACTGCCGCCAAGCAGATTGCGGCCATGAAGATGGCCGTTGTGATGTTCAATATCTTTTCCATTTTCAGTTGTTTTTTAAGTACCACATTTTACCTATCTGAACTCCGCCGTAGATGCCGCGCTTGATGCGGTTGACCACGGTCTGCGTTGTGATGCCATGAAGCTTGGCGAACTCGCCCGTGGTAATCAGGCCGTCGCGCCGCTCCTGCTCGTTGTCGAGCAGCATCCGCTCAATGAGCGTCCGCAGCGCCCTCACTTCGCGCTGCAGTTGGCTGAGCTTCCTTGTTGTCTCGTCCATGTCTTGGGGCATATAGGCCGGCTGCCTGGATAATCTTAGCCACCCCAGGCACGGTCAGGTTATATCTAATTGCTATCACTCGCATGACCCCGTAGGGTCTTAGCATCTCGTGGTCCTTAGTGATGCGGCGGTAGGCATTGCAGACCTCCTCGCGACGCCGTGCACGCTCCTGCTGCGTGCTTGTCATATAATCTTTTTCCATGTCGTTGCTCATTTGAAATCTCCGCGAAGTTGGCGCAGCATATTGCGGGCGCCATCATAGGTATACATATCTTCGTTTGCGCTGTCGCTGTACGCCAGCACTCCGTAGCAGTACACGTCCCAGTGGTCGCCACTGACCGATTTCCGTAGCGTCCAACCGCTGGGCACACGCGGCTCAATTTTGCGCCCGTGCTTGTCAAAATGAACACCGCTGTTCTTCACGTCGTCGCGCAAGCGTTTAAGCGCTGCCTGCGTAGGATAGCCCTGCGCGTTGCGGATTTCGTCAATTAATTCTAAGTCGGTGACTTCTGCGCGCCAGCTATCGCCGCGGCGGGGAGTTTGATATTCTACATTGTAGCGGCCAAAGCCGCTTGGGAGGATTGAAAAATCACTGATGGATAGTTTCGTCTTCATATTTGTTTTATTTAATGTTTTATCTTATTTTTGCTTTTGGTTTCAAACTTCGATGCAAAGATAAAACCATTTTGGTTCCAAACTTTTTACAAACTTTTTTTATTTATTTTTGGTTATAGTAGGGCAGGTTATTAAATATCAATAAGTTATGAAAGAGGATGATTTTTTGTTAGACTTAAAATTTTTTTTTAAGCGAGAGGGAATTTCGCAGCAGCAGGTTGCGGACAAACTCGGAGTAAAACAGACCTTTATCAATGCCATTTTCAATGGTCGAAAAAGCATCGGCCGCCAGACTGCCCAGAAGCTGCACGACGCTTATGGTCTTTCGGTCGCATGGTTATTAACTGGTGAGGGAGACATGATGGCTGAACCGCACATCACAGGAGGAACACACATTAACATTACACGCGGAGGTAATGTAAGCGTCAAGGGTGGCGACAATAGTTTCAATTCATCAGCATCAACGACAATGGAGTCAGAGGTGTTGCAGCGGATGATGGAGCAGAACGACAACCTAACCGCACAGGTCGCTCGGCTGACAGAGCAGAATACTCAACTCATAGAGCAGAACAAGAAACAGACAGAAATCATTAACACATTAATATCACGACAATGACAGACAACGAATTAACCAACCTTGAACGAATGATGGCGCACGGCTACGAGGTGCGCGAGAAGCAACTCGACAGAATGATTAAGCTATTTGAACAGGGCGAGAAGCTCATCACCGACAGCGAGGCCCGCATCGCCGAGACAAACAGGATGATACAGCAGCTGACGAACGTGGTAGACACACTCACAGAGACCTACCGCGACAGCATACAGCGGCTGAGCGACAACCGCGACCGCATCACCGAGCAGAACACCACGCTGCTGCGGCTGCTTGAAGCTGAGAAGAAGCGCGTCGAGCGCTGCGAGAAGAGGCTTCAGGATGTGATAGATAAGATATTGTGCAATAACGCTACTAATGTGAATGTGAGATGAAGTTCGACCAGTTCAGCTACGACCAAATAACTATCATCTCAATTATACTTTTGTTTTTGTTTGGCGCGTGGGCTGGTGAGCATCTGAAGAGGCTGGGGTTATGTGCTACTTATGTGCTACCCAAACAAGTTAAATACTACCCAAAGATTTGATTATAAACAAGTTAGTAAGTTATATAAATGAATAAGGTATTAACTGCAGAAAGAGATTATATGTGTTTGATGATGAGTTATTTACATTGATTGTCAGTTGGTTATGAAAATCAGATGTCGAAAAATGTCGAAAAATAACGGCAATTAGCGATGCCGCTATGCTACCTTAATGCTACTATATATATGATTAACGTTAATGTGATTTTTAACCGAAAGCACCGCCGCGAGCTGGAGGTGAGTGTGTACAACGCGGGGCGGCGCAGATACCTTGCGCTGGGCATCAGGCTGCCCGAGGGGGCGAAGTACAGCAATGGAGTTGTTAACGCCTGCCTGGACGCGGCTGAGATTAATAACGCCATCGCGGCTGCGGTGAGGTCGCTCAGGCGGCAGGACGAGGAAGGCGTGGAGCTGTGCGACCTCACGCTCAGGCAGCGCCGCTCGGAGGTGGATGTGGCCGGCTGGATTGAGGCATATATATATAATAAGTACACGAAGGAGAGTAGCAGGAAGTTATATATGTATGCGCTGAAGGAACTGCGCTCGGGCGGCTTCGTGTATCGGGAAGACTTCATTTCCGCCCGCGCCCGGAAATTTGTCGCGGCACTTCAGAGCAGGCCGCGGTCGGAGGTGTACAACTATCAGATGTGCAATATCGCGCATATACTCGTGCGCGCTGCCGTGCGCGCGGGGGTGCTCAGTAAGGACTGCTTCGAGGGTGTGCAGATTAAGGCCGCACACGCGCGGGAGATTGAGTACCTGACAGAGGATGAGGTACACCAGGTTGAGGCTGTGCGGCTGCGGGAGGGCTCGCGTCACGCGAAGGCGCGCGACATGTTTCTGTTCGCATGTTACACAGGGCTGGCATATATAGACATTATAAGATGTAGTGTCAAGGATGTGCGCACGATTGCGGACTCGCGGTGCATATCAGGTCGGCGGCAGAAGACGGGTCAGCCCTACCTCATTAAGTTGAGCGACAAGGCATATACTATCTTGTGTCGCTACGGCGCTATGAACTTGCTTAACTGCTCGTCAGCGGATGCGGTGCTGACCAGGCGCAAGGATGAGACTTCGCCCAGCGTGGCGGAGCTGGCGGGGGTGACCAAGCGCATGACGATGCACGTCGGGCGGCACACGTTCGCCACCATCGCGTTGAGCCGGGGGGTGCCCATCGAGGTCGTCAGCAAGATGCTGGCGCACGCGTCAGTTAAGACTACTGAGATTTATGCGAAGGTTATCCCCCAGCGCGTTATGGACGCTTATGACTTGATAGACAGGGCATTAAACCAAAACAATAAAAACGCTAAACGTTAAACAAAGTTAATAGATTGCATTTTTTATGCTTTATTCTTGCAAGCACGGAATGTTGCTTGTATCTTTGCAGCGTAATCAAAAACAAACAACAATTAAAACTAAAAGATTATGGCAACAAACAAAACAATTGTAGCATTTCACATTCACCGCGGCGGCCACTTCAACAACGCAGGCCACTATGATTACATGAGTGATATTAAGAACTTCCAAGACCTGCTTGGGGTGTGTTGAGATAACGAAATCTTCTTCAATGATACAGATCCCGGAACAGATAAGCCGCTGACGGCGGCAGAGCAGACGATAACCGATGGCAGCGGCAGAGTATTGGTCGAGGGGGCTGACGCAATCAACGCAGAGGTCGGCTTCTTGGACTTTGATGGTGAGTATGACAGCTATGACGTGTGCTACATAGATAATTGCAGCGAGCGCGAGGAGGCGGCATTATTAACCGCCTACAAAGCGGGCGAGGTGAGCAAATGGGACGACCGCCACGACAGCATTAAGGAATATCTCATCGACAAAGGCTTGATTATTGACGAAGAGAAGTTTAGCAACGCGCTTTGCGGCGACAATGGCGGCGCGTGGATAGCCGAAAGCGATGATGATATGCTGCGCGTTGCTGACACGTGGGCAAAAGGTTATGTGACCTGCTATGAGCCCGCCGACGGTGAGGACTTTGACTTCGCCTGCTCGCAGGTGGACGCAGACCCCGCAAAGGTTAAACGCATCTATGGCATAGCAGAAGATGGCTCGCTTGATGACACTTTATTTGTCGCGCTTAGCGAGGACGTAGACTGATTATTAACCACGGGCGGCAACCCGCCGCCCATATTTTTTAACGATATGACAGAAGAAGAATTAACAGCACGGGCTGCGAATATCGCCCGAATTATAGCCGATGCGCGGGCGGCCAGCGGCATAACGCTGCGAGCCTTGGAGCAGCGCACGGGCATCAACAACGGCAACTTATCACGCATTGAGCGCGGCGACTTGATGCCGCGCATAGATACGTTATTGCGAATAGCCGACGCATTAGGCATTAAGGCGCTGCCCGTATAGCAGCGAAAAAACAAAACGACAGCGGCCACCCACTTCAATGTGTGGGTGGCCGTTTTGCTTCCGTGGCGCGGCACATCTACATGTAGATGAGTAGATTACGAGAAACCCGCGCTGGTGGGCGCGGGGAAACTAAAACAAAATCATGAAAACATCATTCGCCTTCGTCGCTTGAGAGGGCGACTAATCTATCCTCAATTGTGATGCCGCCACCGGACACGCTCATGTCGACCGCGGTGGCCTGCATTCGGGCGGTGTGGAACTCGAGCAACTTAGTCTCAGCCGCTACGCGGTCGCGCGCATCGAGCTGCTCCATGTCGCGGTCGAACTGACTGAGGCCGCTGGCGTCGGGCGTGAAGTACTTTATAGAGTGCTCACGGATGGGCACCTTAATCGGGTTGTTCTTGTTGGGCGTGCCCTTGACGCGCCCGCCTGTCTTCTTTCCTTTTGCCATTTTTCGCGCGTGTTAAAAGTTAAAGTTATGCCGCTAAGGTAGACAACTATCTTTGACAATCACTTATAAGTTTAACTTTAACACACATATATATGAGTATTTTCAAGGGATCCATCGGCTCGATGGTGGGCAGCGGGCTGAAAATCGGCAGCAGCATCTTCGGCGGCATCAACGCCTCTAAGGCGATGAGCCGCGTGCGCGATAACATCAAGGCTGCGCGCACGGAAAACACAAACTGGTACAACAGACGATATAATGAGGATGCGACGCAGCGCGCTGACGCTCAGTCGCTGCTGAACAACACACGTGAGTTGCTTCTGCACAAAGCGCAGAACGCAGCCGCGACAAACGCGGTGATGGGCGGCACTGATGAGGCGGCCGCGCTGGACAAGGCCGACAGCAACAACACACTCGCCAACACGATTGACAAGCTCAACACCGCCGCAGATGCGCGCAAGGACCGCATCGAGAACGACTACCGCACGCGCGATGAAGGATATCAATCGAAGCTCAACGACCTTGAGATTAGCAAGGCTAAGGCAATCAAAGATGCCGTTAACGGAGCAGCGACCGCGGCGGGAGACATTGCGCAAAACTTTTAATCTCAACGAGTTATGCCGAAAATAACACTACAACAGATACTCAACCCGGCTGGCGCCCAGGGTCGGCCTGTGACCGCTGCCGCGCCCGTGTCGCAGAAACTCGCCCAGGGCAGCGACCTGAGCGAGCCGAACGCGGCCACGGCGGGCGTGCAGCCCCAGCAGCAGCCGCTGCAGATGCAGCCACAACAGCAACCGACAACGACACAGCAGCACTTCACCGCGCCAGCCCAGCCGCTGACGCAGATGCAGAAGGACGACTTCGCAGCCGTGAACGACGCTGCGAAACCCACGAGCGTAGCGCCCGAGAGCGCACAGCAGGCGGTGAAGACACCACCCGCCACCATGGGCGTGGGACAAGGGACAACGAAGGACGCCAACGGCGACGACACCTTCGACGAGAACCACTTCGTTAACTGGTATGTAAAGAATCATAACTACAAGCAGCCCACGCCCGAGGAACTGGCCGAGCAAGCGAAAATCGACAAGCGCAACAAGGTGATTAACGCCATCGGTGACGGCATCAGCGCGCTGAGCAACATCTACTTTACAACCAAGGGTGCGCCGAGTCAGACGCTCACCCCTACCCTATCCAGCCGTCAGCACGACCGTTGGACGGCGCTGCAAGAGCAGGCCGAGAAGGAGCGGAAAGACTACTTTGAGGGACTTCAACGCGCACAGCAGCTCGACCTCGACGCGACCGACAAATACCGAAACTGGCGGCGGCTGCTCAGCAAGGACCGCGCGGAGCAAGACCGGAAGGACGCCATCGCGGACGCCCAGCGGGGGCGTTATAACGCAGCGGCGGCTAAGGATACGGGCATGGCGGCCTACTATGACGCGAAAGTCAAGGCACTTGAGGAGGGCCTGCCCTACGACCTCGCGGTCAAGCAGGCGCAGAAGGCGAAGCTTGAGGCTGAAGCCGACAGGGCGCGCCGCCAGGGCACCAGCGGCAAGAAGGGCGGAAGCAGCTCGTCAGGCGGCAAAAAGAGCGGCGGCGGCAAAAAGAGCGGCTACCATATCTACAACCGCTTCACCGGCAAGGACGAATACTACCCCAATATTGAGTCCCGCAATCAGCGCGCAGCTGATCTCGGCTACGATGTGACGCCTGACGTGTCGCGCAGCGTGACCTCAGAGGACATCGCGAGCGGGCGGAAAACGACAGATAGACGCGCGGGGACAAGCATTTCAGCGAAACTCGGAAAACAAGAGAGGGCATACAAGCAGCGCGCCGCACAACAAAAAAAATCCGCTGGCGGCTCTTACATAGACAAAAAAGCGAAAAAGAAAGTGAGTATCAAATAAATAAAATGGCATACGACAGACTTTATAAACTATATGACGCTCTTAAGGAACAGAATGCGACGAGCGTTGACAGAGAAGCATTCCACAAGCAGATGTCTGCGCCCGGATTCGAGGGCTACCAGAACCGCCTGCAGCTGTACAAAGAGCTGAAAGCCAACGGCTACGTTGACTACCCAAACTATGAGACGTTTTCGGCGGAGCTGGGCATGCACGCGGCTGCGCCCGCCAAGGGAGCGCAGAAACATCAGCAAAGGCAGCAGACAACGCCTGCCAAACCGCAGTCCGCGAAGCCGCAGCCCACGAAGCCGCAGCAGGGGTGGACGGCGGCGCAGCGCAAGCAGGCGGAGGCGCAGCTGGAGCAAAACGCTTATGACAACGCGCGCCTCAGCCGGCAGTGGCAGCAGCAGTCGCAGAACGCCAAGCGCATGCAGCAGCGGGCGAAGCACATAGGCACTGACTTCACAGGCGACTTTCGCGCCAAGGCGGAGGCGCGGATGGCTGGCATAGCGACCCCAGAGCCTAATATGATAGGCAGCTCAAACAACGCCGCCAAGGCCACGGGCGTAGTGATAGGCGACGACGGCAGGGCGTACAATCAGTATGAGACTGATGACGGCTCACTGACGACCAACGTCGGTGACGTGATACGGGCTAACGAGACGCGCAATCTGCGTGAGAGGCTTAACCGCCACGGCCTTGACCCTGAAAATGTGACAGACGACGACATCATGAAGATGTATGCTGACGAGGCGTACGACGCTGCGCTGCGAGCAGACAAGACGGCTAACCAGCAGGCCGTGGACGAGGACGCGGGCCGCACGCCGCTTGAGACGATGAGGCGTGCCGTGGCCAACTACGATGACCTTGATGATGAGTATAGCGATGTTGAGCGCGAAGTCAAGCGCGCCCAGCGCATCAACCCCGACGCGATGGTGGCGGAGACGCTGCGCAGAATGCCGCCCAGCGTGCTGAGTAGGCTCAGGCGGCAGTACGGCTTATATTACGAGCAGCACCCTAAGGAGTTGAAAAGGGGGCAGAACGCGCAGCAGGCGGCTGAAGAGGCCATCAAGGGCAGCATCTATCAGCACGTGTACAACAAGCTTGTCGCAGCCAACGCGCCCAAGTCGACGCTCGAGTATCTTATGCGCAAGATTGCCGACCAGCCGCTGTACTCGCAGCACATTGCCAACCAGACCGCGGCAGGCGCGATAACGGGCAATCACGCGCAGTATCTTGCTGACGAGCAGGCGATGAGCGCCTATGAGAACGAGCACCCCGTGACTGGCTTCTTCGGCACCGTGGGCAACATGGCCGCAGACCCGACAATGTACATCGGCGGCTGGGTCGGCAGCATGGCGAGCAAGGCCGTGGCGCGCGGAATAGGCCGCGCGGTGGTGAAGGGCGCGAGCGAGAAGATGGCCGAGCGGCTTGCGGGCCGCACACTGGCCGGGCGCATAGCGCAAGGCGTGGCGGCCGGCGCGGGCAATCTTGGCTTCTATGAGGGCTCGCACGCGGCGCTGCGGCAAGACCGCACGGGCGAGCACAGCATAGGCGATGTGCTTGCGGCAACCGGCCGCGGCGTGCTGCTGGGAGCCGCAACCGGTGTCGCCGCACCGCTCATCGGCAACGTTGCCGACAAGGTGGTGGCACGCACCGCCAGCACCGGCGGCAAGTTGGCCGTGCGGACGGGCGAAACCGCCACATCGGTGCTTGCCGAGGGCACGATATTCGCCGCGCCCGAACTGATTGAGAACGCACGACTCGCAGACGGAGACCCCAACAAGCGCAGCGGCTGGAGCATCTGGGCGGGAAGCCTGGGCACGATGGCCGGCTTCAAGGGCAAGCACCTGATTGAGAGCGCACCGCGCGTGCTGGCAGAGTTGCGCACCGACGGGGCACGCCGCGGAGTGGGCTTCGAGGGCCGTTTGCGCAACATGCTCGACCGCACGCCCGCCGACCTGCAGATGACCAATGCCGACCTGCAAGAGCTGCGCGACCGCGGATATGGAGGACTGGCAGACCTTTATGCGCAGGTGCGCCCGCCCAAACTCCCATCCACACCGCCCGAGTTTCGCACCACTCCACCGCCACTGAAGGACTATGCCCAGTATGCGCAGCCCGAGGAGCTCGGCAAGAACAAGGACAAAGACCTTGACGGCTACTCAGCCATGCAACGGCTGATGGACGACCACAGCGTGAGCGCGGCTGTGCGCGCGAAAGCCTACTATCTGCTGACCGGCAAGATGCTGCCGATGCCCTCTGTGCTGTCGTATGACCGCACAGCCAACGATGACGGCACGATAACCATCACCGCGCTGGGAGCCGAAAACCCAATACCGGCATACGGCAGCGGCCCTAAAAGCAAGATGCAGGAGATGGGTGCTGACGTGGTTGTTCGCAAGACGTTCAAGAGTGCGAAAGAGGCCGATGTGTATGAGGCAAAAGTGCGTAGACAGATTGAGCTAAACACCGTGGACGTGGGCGAGCAGCTGCGAGAGGCACAAGTTCAAGACGATGCGCTCGATGCAGCCATAGACGCGGTGTATCCGGAAGGAAACCACGAGCTGCTGAAGAACCAGTACTGGAGCGGCAGGGTGAAGAGTATAAAGGACGCCATCGACAAGTATCTTGAGAGTCAACTCACCGCCAACTCGCCGCACAATCCTCACACCATAAGGCGCGGCATAGAGGAGGAGTATGGCGTTGACATCGACAAGGCGCTGAAGAAGGAGCCTAACCGCCGCACACAAGCCGAGGTGGAAGCCGTGCAGGAGTACGCCAACGAACTGTACAACTTCGGCGGCAGAGAGGAAACAGTCGAAAATGCCCAAGTTGGCGGTAGTGGCCAAGCTGGAGTGCCGCCCGCTGCTGGTGCCACATCGGAGGAGGCAGCCAAGTCCACAACCGAGAACGCCGCCGAACAGGCGCACGAGGAAGGGAAGAAGGCGTGGACCGACAACGACGGAGCAGACGACGACACTGCGCTGCAGGGTGCGGTAGACGAAAAGGCCGCACGCGCGCATGCAGCGCTCGACCGCTTGAACGAGTTATTTGACGAGGAGGCGGTGTCTGTCATCAAGGAAGACCCCAACGCCATGCTGAGTTCTCCAGCGCTGAGCGAGGAGCACAGGGCCGCCATACAAGAGTATATCGAGGCCATGGCGGGGCTTGACGGCGTTAAAGAGGCCGCTCAGAAGGCTGCCGAGCAGAACCAGGCCGAGGTGGAGAACGAGGTTGTGAAGAGCACCAACAAGGAAACAAAGCTGCTGATGCCCGCCACCATGAAGGACGACAGCGGCAAGCTGGTGAGCATCTATGTTGTCGACGGCAAGCTGGTGCTGAACACCTCAGGCGGCATCGACACGCAGAAGTCAGCACAGACAATAGTAGTGTACGACCCGAATACGGGCAAGTACCGCTTCGTTGACCCGCACGACATTCTCGAGCTTGGTCTGCCGGTATCGCCCGACACTGCCGTGCAGTCGGCCATAGACGCGATACAGCAGCGCCACAACGGCATATTCGACCACGCAGAGCAGGCCGCCCGGCAGCAGAAGTCGCTGCCCGCGCCCACAGCAGAGGGAGGTGAAGGGCCGAAGCCGCCGCGTGGACGCAAGATGGTGGTGAAATGTCTGCGAGAACTGTCAGAGGCCAAGAAGCCAATCGACAAGCTGAATGCCATCGCCAGAATTTTGTATACTGTGAAATATGGCAGTGAGGGCATAATTACACCCGAGGAGCAGGCTCTTGTCGACAAGACGCTCGCTGAACTGAAAGAAGAGGGCTACGAGATTGTGGATAAGTGGGAAGGACAGCCTTATGACGAAGGGATGAAATTAAGCTCCGATACCGAGTTTAAACTCGTTGAAGGCGAGAACATATGGGGAGTGCAAGATGGCGAGACTAAGATTGTTGGGCTGAACAAACCCGAGGTCTGGAACATGAAAGAGGAGACCACTCAATACCGCATTGGCCCTAATGGCGAGCGCATTCCCTACAAGACAAAGGGCAGACGCTTGCAGAGCGCCGCCGCTATTGTTGTCACGCGCGATGACACCGGCTGGTCGGTTACAGCGAGACGACTTGAAGAGGTCAAGGGGCGCTTGGAGCGGCTCAAGAAGGGCCAAGCGCCCACCAAGGTTATTGAGCATCTTGAGAAAGACGTGGCCGGCCTTGAGCGCCAGTTAGCCGAAGAAAAGAAGCAGGCGGCAGCGCGAGACAAGCTGAAAAGTTTGTTTACGAATGAAGAAATTACGGCCATTAGAAAAGACCCATACGCAATGCTCGATTCGCCCGGCTTGAGCGAGGAGCACAGGGCCGCTATCCGCGAATATATAGAAGCGTACAACATCAAGAGAAAGGAACCTGAAGGCGAAGCCAGTGCTACTGGCGAGGGCATGACCGGAAGCGAGAGTACTCCTGCTCCTGAAGAGAAGCAGCCCATTCAGATGGGCTCAGGTGCGCTTGGGAGCATTCCGAAGAACGAGAAGGGCGAGCCGGTGTATGAGCAAGCCGAGCCTTCGACGGCCTGGCAGGCCATATTAGAGCAGACTGAGGGCGACACAGACATGGCGGCCGGTGTGGTCGACAGCATGATTGCCGACAAGGAGGCCGCGGTGAAGAAGGCGAAGAAGGCCAAGCCGAAGCACGCTGACACCATTGCGGGCAAGATTGCCGCTGAGAAGGAGCGCAAGGCCGCCATCGAGCGTGCCAAGGCCGAGCTTGAGGCGTGGAAGAAGATTGCCGCCGCCAAGGCCGGGCACGAGAAAGCCGTGGCCGAGCGCAAAGCGGCTGAGGCGAAACAGCAGGAGGCAGAACAACAGACGGTGCAAGGACAGCCGACAGAACCAAAGCAAGAAGAACAGCCAAAGGCTGATGATGAGGACGCAGCAGAGCGAGCCATTGCTGTCGAAACTGATTGGAACGACAAAATTGACGACTATATAGTAGAGCATTATCCGCACATAGACGGGACACGCGCACGCACTCCAGAGGAGCAAAAGCTGTATGATGCAGAACGCGAGGCTTTGAAGAATGACAAGACTTATAAAGAAATGATCGCAGCACGTGATGCTGCAATAGAAAAAACTGAGGAGACGAAGCAGCAAGAACAGGAGCGGCACGAGGCCGCCGTGGACCAGGCGGAGCAACCCACTAAACCCGAGAAAGCAGACAAGCCGGTTAAGGCTGAGCCGACAGAGGCCAAAGAGGGAAAGCAGAGCACCGAAGCCGAGGGAGAGAAACCCGACGGGCAAAATGATGGAGCCGACAGTGAGATGCCTGAGGCTGGCGAAGGCGAGGACGCGGGGAAAAATCCGTCACTGGGAGATGTGATAAGCACGCTCTATGGAAAGGGAAAGGATTTCGCGTCAAGGATTTTCAATATGAAATTCTTTGATTTTGCAAAGACGCCAGACTTCATGAAGCGACTTGGAATAACTGGCTCGAAATTCACAATAAGATATGGCGTGATAGCGCGTCACTTCGGCAAAGACGGCTCTCATGACTTCACACAATCGGAGTGGGAGCAGCTGCCCAACGCCATAGGACACCCATTTGCAATCACACGGCTGGCTGATAAGGAGAAGGGATTTCGCATATACACTACGTTTAAGACCGAGAAAGGCGAGTATGTTGTGGTTGGCGTTGATGTGAAGAATGCTGGGCGTGATGTGGAGGTGAACGCAATCTCTACATTATTTGGCCGCAGAAATGGCGCGCACCTATCGGAAAATGAGCAGGTGGTGTATAGAAGCGAAATAATAACTCCCGAACAGGAGTCACTTCTCAGCCGGCCCAATTCCGACCAATATCCACCTGAACGGGAGTCTTCTGAAGGCAAAGATAACGCAAGCGGGGCAGACACGCAAGAGGGCGGCGGAAAATCTGCCGTGGCGGTGAAGGAAAAGCCGGAGGAGAAGCCGAAAAAGGACGATGACGACGACGGACCGGACGGGCCCACTGCCGGCGGTGCGGCCACGGGCGGCAAGGGCAAGCCGGAAAGCGACTCTGAAAGCGAGGAGGTTAAGAAGCTCCGCAAGGAATACGATGAGGCGTGTGACCATTTGGAGGATGTGATGACCGAATGGGACGACAAAATAATTGACTATATCGCTGAGCACTATCCGACTCAAGCCACCGTTAGTGCTGAGACAAGGTCGCCTAAGGGCATAAAAGAGCGTGAGGCGATGGACAATGATCCTGTCCTGAAAAAGATGCGCGAGGAGCGTAACGCCGCTGTTAAGAAAGCCGATGAGGAGCGCTATAAGGCATTTAAAAGAATGGACGCGGCAGAGACGGGCAAGGGTGAGCAAGAGCCGGCAAGCCCGTCGGCCGCGGCAGAGCAGAAGAAGCCTGCCGAGAGGAAGATTGAGGACGTGGGCGAGCACATTGCCGGTGCGCGCAAGGACGCACTGGCCGAGCTGTCGCAGAGCGTGGCCGACGTGACGCTGGAGAGCCTGATAGAGCTGCCTGCGTCTAAGGCGTTTAAGCGGCCCGACCTGAAGAGGGCGGTGAAGGAGGGCGTGCTGCGCGAGGAGGACGCGCGGTTTGCCGAGGCGGTGATGGCCGCGTATCTGGGAGCCGCGAAGCCGAAACTGAAGGAGGGCTACAGGCGCGCCAAGAGCGAGGCTGCGGTGCGGGCGTGGGCCGAGCACGCCAAGGAGGGCGTGGACTTGCTGGCCAAGCTGTTCTCGCTTGACGAGAAGGGACGCGACAAATACATGGCCGAGGTGCGCGCCCGCAAGATGTACAGCGAGGAAGAGGTGCGGGAGCGCCAGCGGCAGCTGGAGCAGTGGAACCCCGGCAAGAAGTTCAACGGAACGTGCTATCCGCTGAACCCGGTGGACGTGATGGCGCGCGTGATGGAGCGGCTGGGCTATGAGGCCGGGGCCAAGGTGGCGCTTCCGGTTGTGGCGGCTGCGCCCGACAGCGGCTTTGGCTATTATGTGCTGACTACGCGCAACGGCAAGACGTACTACCCCGGCAGGTGGCTGACGACCATTGACGATGTGGTGGACGAGATTGTGTATGCGGCCAAGGTGGAGAACGCGGACCCCGACACCGACCACCCCGCGGGCAAGTTCTCGGTGAAGGGTGTGGGCGAGGTGCTGACGGAGCACACCGGCAAATGGACCGTGATAACTCAGCGCAGCCTCAGTGCGCGGGTTGAACAGCACACGTTCGGCTCAAAGGAGGAGGCCGAGGCGTTTGCGGAGAAGTACAAGGCGGGCGGCAAGAACCGTTATGCCTCAGCGCCGGAAGAAGAGGTGCGCGCTGCCGGCTACACACAATACGAGATAGTGTACCGGCACGACAGCCCCACCAAGGGGACGGGTGTGTACATGCCCACGGGCAAGATGTACGGCTCTCTTGAGGAGGCTCGCGCAGCCATTGACGGGGAGCATGACGAGTTGAACGGCATTGTGAACGCCAAGTTGGCCGAGGAGAAGGGCAAAGGCGGTGAAGGCAGGAAGAAGGACTATGTGAAGATAGTGTTGTACACCGAGGACGGGCGGACGTGGAAATACGGTGTTGTGCTGGATGACAAATATGCGCCCAAGAAGACTTCGACCGGCTCCATGCCGTTCTACCTTGGTGACGGCTTCGGCACGCGGAAGGAGGCGCAGGCATTTGTGGATAAGCACCGCGAGGAGTGGGACGCCAAAATAGCAGACATAGAGAAGGCGCGCCGCGACTTTGTGTATTTCAAAGGCACCGGCGAGCGCACCGGCCAGGACTGGCGCAAGGGTGCTGACGTGAGTGCGGAGCAACTGATGGAGCAGTTCGGCTTCCGCGGCGTGCAGTTTGGCAACTGGACCAACCAGCGCGACCGGCAGGCTGCGGTGAACGGTGCCTTTGACGCCCTTATGGACTTGGCGCAGATATTGGGAGTGTCGCCGCGCGCGCTGAGCCTGAACGGCGAGCTTGGCCTTGCGTTCGGCTCGCGCGGCGGCGGCAGCGCGAAGGCCCACTACGAGCCGGACGAGGTGGTGATTAACCTCACCAAGACACAGGGGGCGGGCTCGCTGGCCCACGAGTGGTGGCATGCGCTGGACAACTACTTCGCGCGCCACGGCAACGTGAAGGGCGGCATGGTGACCGAGTCGAAGGGCATAGCGATGCGCGACGAGCTGCGGGAGGCGTTCAACGCCCTCATCGACAGCGTGGCGGGCAGCGACTACAACATCCGCTCGCGCCAGCGCGGCGCCAGCTATTGGGGCCGGCCCGCTGAGGAGACCGCGAGGCTGTTTGCCGCGTGGGTGAGCGACGAGCTGCAGAAGCGCGGCTTGTCGAGTCCGTTCCTTTCTGACACCGACCCCGGTGCTGCCGAGCGGTATGCCGAGATGATGTATCGCTTATACAAGGCGATGTATGAGAGTCGCAAGGCGGAGACCGGCGGCAAGGCGATGACTTTTGAGGAGTTCAAGAAGACGCCGCTGGCTCTGAGCGGGTTTGTGTTTCCCGGCACGGAGGAGCTTGCGGCATTCGGCGGGCATCTGCGAAACATCTTCAACACAGTTCAGGAGAAGGTGGACGGGCAGACCGGCAAGACGCTGCTGTATCACCGCGGTCCGGTGGTGGCCGAGCCCAACGAGGCCGAGCAGGCTCTGCTGGAGGCGGTGAACGGTGTGCTGAAGGACACCGGCATCGAGGTGGTGACCGACACGGACGAGGGCCAGAAAGTGCTGGACGCGGCCAACGGGAATGATGTCAAGCTGGAGGCGAGCCACAGAAGCGGGGAAGCGGAGGAGCGCAACAAGATGTGGCGCCTCATAGACCGCGCAACGGCCATGTTTACAGGCAAAACAGAGAAGGAGGCGCGTGAGGCCCGCCGCAAGGAGATGCAAAAAATCACTGCTGAGAGGAAAGAAATGTACGACAGGGTTTTGTCGGGAAACTTCGATGAAGTAACTTTGCGGCAGATAGACAACTACATCGATAATTTCTCACCCTACAACAATGAATGGAGACCAATTTCTAAACGACTTCCACAGAAGGCACTACGAGGCTTGCGAAAAGGAGAACGCGCGAGTGCGGTCGATGTACTTTTCTCACGAATATCTGAAAGCGCAGTCCCAAAGAATGAACGAGCTGGTGCAGAAGGAAAGAGAAGAATTGAGGAGAAAAAGAAAGAACTCCTCAAAAAGTGGGCAATAGCCACCGGCAACTGGCACACAAGTGTGTCGGACTTCACCGATGCCAAAGAGCCGCTTGGCAGCGGAAAAGACTCTGACGTATACCAGTCCAAAGACGGAAAGCACGTAATCAAAGTGTCGAAAGGCAAGGACGGCCTTAAGAAGTTCCGCCCCGACATTGATGCTGTAACGCTGTTCAACTACATATTCCCTGAAAGTAGATACGAGATTCTGGGCTATGGCGAGGTTGACGGCAAGTTCGTGAAGTTCCTCAAGCAGCCAGTAGTGGACTTCACCGGCAGCAAACCGCTGTCGGCGGAGGAGCGTGTCGCCTATATGGCCGACATGGGCTTCAAGCCCGTCAACAAGGAGAAGACCGCTTTCAGCAACGGCACTATCGTGGTTGCCGACCTGCAGGGCAACAACATCGTCAGAGACAAGTCGGGCAACATCCGCGTGATTGACGCAGACGTGAAGCTGCACACCAAGGACTTTGGCGGGCAGTACAGCTATCCGCCCGTTGAGGCCGACACCGCCCTGCCTCAAGCCAACAACGGCGGCAATGAAAAGCCGCGCATGCAGAAGGTGTACCACGGCAGTGGGGCGGACTTCGACGAGTTCGACAACTCGCACATGGGCGAGGGCGAAGGCGCGCAGGCATACGGCTGGGGCACATACGTGACCGAGGTTGAGGGAATTGGCCGGACTTATGCGAAAGCGACTGCCCGTTATGATGACAACTCGTCGGAGGAAGTGCTGAATAGGGTCGAATCTTTGGCCGCAGATTTGATTAAAGACCGCTTCGGCTTTAGGCCGGGGCTTAGCGTTTCGGCCCGCGGTGACAACTACGACTTGGAAATTCCATCGGACAAAAAGACACTGGAGCAGATTAAATCATATTTCGACGAGTATCCGTATATGTGGAATGCGAAAGTCGACAGGGAATTGAGTTCGTTCAATCTGGACGATGCCGCTTCAAGAAGAGAGTTTGCCAACTGGGTTTATGAAATTGTTGAGCCGTTTGCGGCGGACGCCGTAGGCTATGCGCAGAAAGAAGAGACCGCCTCCCGCCACCTCTATACTGTTGAAATTCCCGATGACAACGGCGAGAACTATATTGATTATAATGGCAGGATAAGCGACATTCCATCACAGAAAATAGATGCAATATGCACGGAGCTTGAAAAACTCGGATGGAAACGTAAGGACTTGCCGAGCATGGTAAGGCTCACGGATGGCTATGGCAATATAGTACTTAATCCCAATGCTGCGGGAGCAGACCTCTACGAGGAGATTAAGGTTGCGTTGAAGAGTCAGAAACTGGCGAGCGAACTGCTGTCAAGAGCCGGCTTTGCCGGCATAAAATACCCTGCTGAGTATATGAGCGGCGGGCGCAAGGACGGCGCCAAGAACTATGTGATTTTCAACGAGAAGGACGCAAGGATAACCGACCACGTGCGGTTTTTCCGCACGTCCGGCGGCGAGGCCTACGGCTTCACGGTGGGCGGCAAGATATACGTGGACCCGCGCATAGCCACTGCCGACACGCCGATACACGAGTACGCCCACCTGTGGGGCGACATGATGCGCCGCGTCAACCCCAAGGCGTGGGGCGACATCGTGCGCCTGATGAAGGGCAAGGGCGGCCTTTGGGACTGGGTGAAGAAGAACTACCCGGAGCTGGAGACCGACGACGAGGTGGCCGACGAGGTGCTGGCGCAGTTCTCGGGCAAGCGCGGAGCCGAGCGGCTGCGCGAGGAGATGCGCAAGACTGCCGAGGGCAGCGGCAGCATAACCGAAAAGGCCAAAGCCATAAGCGCGCTGCAGCGGGTGAAGGAGGCCCTTGGCAGGTTTTGGCGCGGAGTGGCCGAGCTGCTGCACATACGCTTCACCACGGCCGAGGAGGTGGCCGACCGCGTGATGGCCGACCTGCTGCACGGCGTGGACCCGCGCAAGGTCTCTAACGACAACAGATACAACGAGTTTGCCGAAAAACACAAAGTAGACGCAAACGAGGTGAAGGACTATGCCACTGCCATTAAGGATGGCAACCTGATGGCCGCCAATAGGGCATTAAGTGAAATTCGCCGCACTTTGCGAGTGGCGCACAGGGAAATGAACCTGCAAGAGTTCGGCAAATTCTTTCGGCCAATAAATCAAGAACTGGCAGAGCGGTTCGGCGATATTGAAAAATTGCGTCAAGAACACATTGCAGCTGCAGAGCGAGAGCACAACGCTATGGAGGCTGCACGCAAGAAAGCCGAAGAGGAGGAAGCAAAGAAGAGGAAGCGTCAGGAAGAATTGTCAATGCTCACTGCCGACGAGATAGACAAACGCTATGCGGAAGCCCTTGAAAGAGGCGACGAGGCGGCGGCAAGAGAGATGCTTGACGAGGCTGCACGCCGCAATGGATATGGCGACACGGAGAGCGACTACCAGGGCGTGGGCGCATGGGTGGCCCCTTCCAACCCAGGCTATGAGAGTGATGAGGCGCGACGCGCCGATGTTGAGGACAATGCGCCTGACGTGAATTTGGAGGACATGGCGTTAGGGTACAACCTACAGCCGGATGACTATTTTACGCACCCGGAGCGTTACTCACAGGACACGCCGCACGGACGGGAGTCGACGCAAGCCATACACGCCGCACTCGAAGCGCTGAAGAGAGGCGACAAGGATGTGAAGGTGAAGGTGTACAGAGCCGTGCCGACATCGGTGAAAGAGGGAAGTCTGAGAAACGGCGACTGGGTGACCCCATCGAGAAAGTATGCCGAGATGCACGGAAAGAGCAGGCTGGAAGGCAAATACCGCATCATAGAAGACGAAGTCCCGGCCAAAGACCTTTGGTGGGACGGCAACGATGCCAACGAGTTCGGATATGATGACGGCAGGGGGTACAAGTACAAGAACACCAAGAACAACAGAAAGCTGAACGACTTGGTGACGCGCGATGATGACGGCAACATCATTCCACCGTCAAAGCGTTTTAACGAGCGTGAGCAAGATGTGCGCTATTCGCTGCGCCACGTGTTTGGCGGCAACAGCGGCTATGTGGGCTACTCGATGAGCAAGCGCGCGGCGCAGGCGCGTGAGGACGGACGCTATCCGAAAACCGACTTCCGGAAGGAGTACAGCGTGACGCCGAAGACCTTTGACGCGCTTGTGGACGCTGGCGTGATTGACAGCGGCGAGTGGCACCACACCAGCATGTATGGCAACAAGACTCCGTTCTACGGGTGGAAGCCCATGTATGACGCAGTGTATGCCGCCAACAAAAAGGAAGTTGACAAGATGGCGCGGACCCTCAAGATGCAGCAGACTGAGGCTGAGTTTTCGGACTACCTTGACAACGACAACCCTTACCGCTACCGTCCCACTTCGGAGGAGTACCAGAAGAAGATGGGCGATATAGACCGGCAAGAGAGTCATGCCGCCAGAGACATAAACCTGATGTATGACGATGCCTACAACCCTGAGACCGAGCGGAAGAGGATGCAAGAGCTTCAATCGCTACGCGAAAAGAGCGGCAAACTTAAAGACGAGGTGCGCCGCCAATACCCCGAGGACGCAGCGATAGAGGCCGAAAACAGGAAAGGTGTCGACTGGCACGTTGAGCAGATTGAGAAGCGCAACAAGGAGAGAGAAGCCCTAAGGCAGAAATTCCATGATTACTTTGACGCGAAGCGCGACGAGCTCGTGTACGATGAGATGGAAAAGGCTGGCATACTCACTATGGGCGCGGACGGCCCGCATTGGAGCAAGCCTAAATATGCAGAGATATTCAACCATTATAAAGACGCGGCCATTGACACCATCGCAGAGGCAATGGCTGAAAGGCTGAAGAACCCCTACGACGAGGACTATGCCGAAGGGATTTCCGAATACCGGAAAGACCTGCAAAAGGTCAAGGCTGACAAATGGGCTGAAGGCAACGCCTTGAATGCAAAGTATAGGGACAAGGAGTTCCGAAAGCAACACCCTGACTACTACAAGCGAGAAAAAATGCTTGAAGAGGAAAAAGAGCGGCTCAGAGAGAAGTATGAGGCTCTTGAGGAAGATGTGCTCAAGCGTCACCCGGAGGAGTTGGAACGTAGGCAGAAAGCGTTTGAGTGGCCATCTGATGAGGAGGCGCAGCAACAAGCCCGAGAGAAACTACTTGCCGAACGCTTGCAACAGTTCTTTGAGGAAGACACCGCCGACCCGGACGAGGGGAAGAAGTTTCGTCTGCTGGACGATGACGACCCGCAGGCTCAGGAGCTGTCGCTGCCCGAAGGCGAGCCCAAGGAGACGCTTGCGCAGGCCATGGTGCGCCGCGTGAAGGAGCTGGCGGCGAAGCTTGGCGCGAAGGTGCGCATCGTCACCAGCGCCGATGATCTGCCCAAGACTCCGGGCAGCCGCCAGCGCAGGATGAAGGGCATGTATGACACCCGGACGGGCGAGGTGACAATAGTGATTGGCAACCACGAGAACCTTGCCGACGTGGAGAACACGGTGCTTCACGAGGCTGTGGGGCACAGGGGCTTTCGCGTGCTGTTTGACACCAAGGAGAAGTTCGACCACGCCATGGACGAGCTGTACCGCGTGTCGGGCGGGAAAATCAGGAAGTGGATAGACGACAAAGTGCGCAAGCTGTATGACGACGAGGTGGACCGCATAATGGAGCGCAAGCGCAAGGAGCGCCGCGCCAGGGGCGAGGGCCCGAGCGAGCACCATTTGGAGGACATGGCCGCGGCCGCCATCGAGGCGAGCAAGAAGAAGGACCAGTTCCGCCGCGAGGCCACCGAGGAATACGGCGCCCGCCTGGCTGGCCGCATAGGCGAGAAGGGCTTTGAGAAGCTGAGCGCGGAGGAGCAGACCTTCTGGGGCAGACTGAAGTCGATGCTGCAGAAGGCGCTGCAGCGATTGGCCGAGGGGCTGAACATCACCGGCAGGCACGAGTGGACCGACAAGGACTGGGCCTACGTGCTGCACGAGGCTTACAAGCGCGAGAAGAACGGCGGCAAGCCGAGCATCTTTGACGAGGCCGACACCATAGCCATGCGCATGCGCACCGGCTTCGGCGAGGGCAAAGAGGAAGGCCGCAAGATGACCACCCTATCAGGGGAAGAGGCCAAGCAGGCTCTTAATGAGATTTTCAGCGCGGAGTCACATACGGTCAAGCCAGAGAAGATTTCGTCTCTTGCAAAGTTTAGGGATATATTCAGTAAGCCGATACGCACGTTTTTGGGTGAAGTTATAAAGGTCAAGGATGCCGTGTGGAACAAGGTCCTCCGCGAAAACCGACAGAACATTTCCGGTGCAATACTGCCCACTTTGCAAAATGCGGACTTCGCCATCCGTGATACGGACGGAAGCATACTGTATGTGAAGCGGTTCTTGAACAGTACGGGAGAATCCACCTATAACGTGGCGGTTGTAAACAAACATGGCGAACTGGAGGACTACATCAGTTCTGTTCACATAAAAACAAATAACAACCTGCTGAACAAAATAGGAAAAGGTGCCGAACTGCTAATACCGGAAAACCGGAATGGCTATGGGCACGAAGTCCCAAGCAGTTCAACACCCGATGCAAAGATAGACATAGAAAACGAAAGCGGCAACACTTTCGGCTCGAATAAGTACAAAAAATCTTCTGATGAGAACCCGGACGAGGGCATGATGTTCCGCGACGGTGACGATGACGACATTGGCGATGTGGACCTTGGCGACGCTGTGGACAAGATGCGCGATGCGGCAGTGGAGAGCAACGCCAACAACCTGCAGGCCAAGCGCGAGGCGATGAAGGCCATAGGCGGCAACCTGAGCAAGCTGCGTCAGGCTATGTCGCGGCAGAAGGTGTATGACAAGGGCACTGTGAAGAGCGTGACCGACATGGCGCGCGAGATGCTGCAAAACGGCATGCTTGACAAGCTGAGCGGCTACGAGGCCAAGCGCATACTCTCGGCCGCGGCCAACGTGACGGGCGCGGAGAACACGGCCAGACAGATTAACAAGCTGATGGACGTGATGGTGGACAACCAGCTGCGCAACGCCGGCGACACATTCGGCAAGCTGCTGCACTCCAAGGGCACGCGCGTGAACGCAAGCGGCGTGGAGGTGCAGGGCAAGCTCGACCCCGACGGCGCGGCCATAGTGGACGCCCTGAAGAAAGGCGTGCAGCTTGACAAGGAGGAGCTGAACGGGCGCATCGGCAAAGCGCTTGACAAAATCGGCAGCGAGGACAAGGTCATTGCCGACCAGGCCGCCAACGAGCTGGCCGGCCTGCAGCTGGCGTCCCGCTACGTGGAGGACATCAAGGGCAGCAAAGCCGAAGAGACAGAACTGCGCGAGAGCCTGAAAGAGGCCAAGGCGCAGAAAGACGCCGGCAAGATGAGCGCGGAGGCCTACAAGCAGTATTGCGAAGCCACCGAAGATGCCATACGACAGAACAAGATAGAGCGTGCCGACGCCTACCGACAGCTGATTGCACAGCTTGGCGGAGTGATGGGAGAAAGCGCAGAGCGCGCCAAAGCGTGGCGGGAGGCCGAAAAGCAGCGGGTGCAGGACATTCAGCACAACGCCAACTCGGACATGCAGGGCAGGCCGTGTAACGAGCACCACAAACCATCATCACTACAGAAGTTGTGCAACAGCGACCTTATAAGGGGTCTCTTGATGCCACTTGCGACCTTTGAGCAGATGCTGCGAATGTTCGGCAACAAGAACGTGCACGGTGAGGGCTATCTGTGGAACCGCTTTGTGCGCGGCTGGCTCCGTGCTTCGGAAAACGAATACAGCGGTTACCGCGACGCGCTGAAAGAACTTGACGACAAAGTGAGCGAGATATTCGGCAAGAAGATGCGCTGGGGCGACATATTCAGCCTTGAGCGCAAGCTGCCCACCATGGAGGTGAAGTTTTGGGACGGCGGAGAGATGAAGCCGCACACGCTGACGCAGGGCAACCTTGCATACATCTACATGGTGGACAAGATGAGCGACGGGCGCATGAAGCTGCGCGCGATGGGCATCACCGAAGGAGATGTGGAGCAAATCGCAAAAGCACTTGACCCGAAACTGAAGAAACTTGCCGACTGGATGCAGGACGAGTTCCTGGTGCAGAGGCGCAACAAGTACAACGAGGTGCACAAGCGCATGTTTGGGGCATCGATGGCCGCCATTGAGAACTACTTCCCGCTGAAGATACTCTCGGGTGCACGCACGGAGAACGTGGATGTGGCGGACGATACCGGTGAGCCTACAATGACATCCACCACCACTGGCAGCATTGTCAAGCGCCGCCGCAACAACCTTGCGCTCGACATCACCAATGCAGACGCATTCTCGGTAATTCTTGAGCATTTGCAAGACATGGAGCACTGGGCCGCATACTCAGAGTTTAACCGCGACCTGAACACGCTGCTATCATACAGGCGGTTCAAGAACCAGGTGATGAACATGAGCAGCGCATACGGAGCCGGTGCAACACTGTGGAAAAACTTCCGCAATGTGTGCCAGCTGGCGGCTGGTTCATACCGCCCGCCGGTGGCGACACTTGACAAGACAATGGTAAACCTCGCCAAAGGCGTGACCGCTGCAAAGATTAGCTTCAGAATATTCACCGCCATCAAGCAGTTGCTTTCGTTCCCCGCTTATCTGCCTGACGCGAGCGCAAGGTATCTGCTTCAGAACCTTGCGAACCCAGTGGGCGCATGGAAATGGAGCATAGAGAACCTGCCGCTATTCCACAAACGATGGAACAGCCGCATGGCAGGCGACCCGCGACTGCTTAAAACTGAAATGGACTGGAAGATGTGGCGCAGCCGCGTGGTGCAAATGGCGTCAAAATACGGCATGAGCCCCAACGCATTTGTGGATGCGGTTACCGTGGCAATGGGTGCGCACGCCATCTACAAGACCAAACTCGCCAAGTACCTCAAGCAGGGCTATGACAAGGACAAGGCCGAAGAGAAGGCGCGCCAAGACGCGGAGATTGCATACAACCAGACACAGCAGTCAAGCGAAGGTGCGTTCTTGTCGACAATGCAGGCCGACAGAACGTGGGGCAGCGTGCTGTTCACAGTGTTCCGCAACTCGGCAATGTCGTACACACGTCAGGAGTATGACGCGCTGCGCAACCTTGCGCGCAAGTTGACCACGAAGGGGTACAAGGAAAAGAGCATTGGGTTTATGGCAAAGCAGATGGTGCGTGACGGCCTTGACGAAAACACCGCATGGAGGAATGCAAAGCGCACATACAGCCGCTCAATATGGCGCGAGTTTGTGCGGGTGGCCACGTTCGGCTACATATTGCAGCTTGCGTGGAACCTTGGCGCATACTTGCCGTATCTGTTGCTCGGAGACAACGACGACGACAAGAAGAAGATGCTCGAAGACGCAGGACTTCACGCACTTGTTGGCAGCGTGGAGGGCTTGACTGGCGGTGACGTGCTGAGCACAGCCGGCCAGTATGCACTCACGGGCGAGGGCACTATTGGCAACTTAAAGAAGGAAATGCCACTTACCTCAGACTTGCATGCAATCTACCAGAGCTTCGACTACGATGCAGTGCAAGCCACCAACGACGTGCTGAATTTGCTTGTGCAGGCAGGCGTGGGCGTTAACCCGCAATCGCTGACCGATGCCGTGGTGGGCGTGATGGACTACTGCGAAAACAACCCGGCAGACGCGCGTGAGTGCGCATTGCTGATAGCGCGCATATTCAACACTCCGCAGAGCCAGCTCGACAAGATTTATTTCGACGAGATAGACCTTGACGGCAGCGACGCACGCAAATTGTCGCCCAAGCAGATTGCCGAGCGCTACGCAAAATACAAACTAAGACGTAACACACCGCTCACTGCTTGGATGTATGGCGAGGACGGCAGAAAGGAGCGTGTCGCCAAGTATAAAAAAGCAGCCAACGATGTGGCAAAGGAAAGACTTTCGGCGTTGACCGACAGCCGCAGCGGTGAGGACTTCACAGACTGGCGCAATGAGTACAAGCAGACATCTGAAGGTTGGGGCCGCATAAACGGGCTGAAGGATACAGACCCCGACCAATATGCGGCAGAAAGGAAGCAAATCGCGGGAACACCGGCCGACACACGCTACCGCATAGAGAACCGCTACAAAGCACGCATCAACAAACTGACCGATGCGTGGCTTAAGGCCAAAACACCAGCAAGGCGGATGAAACTCGCCGATGCGATGGTTGCCCTGAAAAAGGACGAAGCCAAGCATCTTGCAGCGGGTAAGTAGCAGCAAGTAAGTAGTTAAACAGAGAGTGGGTGCAATAATGACTAATATTGCACCCACACTGTTTTTGCATACTTATGATAACAAAGAACAACGATAAGGACACAGCCGTGGTGCTGCTCAGCCTGAGCCGCGTGACACCCGAGCCCGAGCCGAGCAGCGAAGAGATGGACAGCGTGAAAGTCTCGCAGCTGCAGCAGGACAGGCGCGCGTTTGACGTGCTGATGGAGGCACAGTACTACTGGAACCAGATGGATGACTTCCGCCGTGAGCGGCAGCGCAACAAGCGCTACGCCTACGGCAAGCAGTGGGACGACCTGATTACCGTGGACGGCTGCACGATGACCGAGGAGGAATACATAAAGAAGCAGGGCAACGTGCCGCTGAAGAACAACCTCATCCGCCGCCTGATGCGCAACGTGATAGGTGTGTTCCGCAGCCAATCGAAAGAGCCGACATGCACCGCCCGCGACCGCGACGAGCAGCGGTTGGGCGAGGCGATGTCGACACTGCTGCAATGCAACATGCAGCTGAACCGCATGGACGAGTTGAATGCGCGCACTATGGAAGAGTTTCTGATAAGCGGCATAGCAGTGCAGCGCAAGAGCTATGGCTGGAGAAATGGGCGTGAGGACTGCTGGACCGATTATGTGCAGCCGAACAACTTCTTTATCGACAACAACATGCGCGACTTCCGCGGCTGGGACGTGGGCTTTCTTGGCGAAGTTCACGACATATCGTTTGGACAGCTGTGCGAGCAGTTTGCCTCCACTCCCGACGACTACAGACGGCTGCGCGAGATATACCGCAACGCATCGCGCAAAGACTACATAGCATCGTACGCCGCCAGCTTCGGCTACAGCAAGCTCGACAACTACGACTTCCTGTTCACCAGCGAGCCGGGCCGCTGCCGCGTAGTGGAAGTGTGGCGCAAAGAGCAGAAGCCGCGATACCGCTGCCACGACTACCAGAACGGCGACATCTTCAAGGTGGACGAGGAAGACTACGCATCGCAGGTGCTTGCCGTGAACGAGCAGCGCATGCAGATGGGGCGCGAGTATGGCATGGAAGATGACGACATACCGCTAATCACCGCCGAGTGGTTTATGGACGATTACTGGTACTTTTACTACCTCAGTCCGTTTGGAGACATACTGAAAGAGGGCGAAACCCCGTTTGAGCACGGCTCCCACCCTTACGTGTTTAAGGTATATCCGTTCATTGACGGAGAGATACACAGCTTTGTGGGGGACGTGATAGACCAGCAGCGGTACACCAACCGCCTGATAACACTCTACGACTGGGTGATAAGGAGCACCGCCAAGGGCGTGCTGCTTGTGCCCGAGGACTGCCTTCCCGACGGCGTGAGCATGGACGACATAGCCGAGCGGTGGTCGGAGGTGAACGGAGTGATAGCGTTCAAGCCGAGCAAGAGCGGGGCGGTGCCGAGCCAAGTAGCCAGCAACGCCACCAACATAGGCGTCGCCGAGCTGCTGAACATGCAGCTGAAGTTCTTTGAGGACATATCGGGCGTGAACGGTGCTTTGCAGGGCAAGCCAGGCTACAGCGGCACAAGCGCGGCACTCTACAACCAGCAGACACAGAACGCCACCACATCGCTGCTTGACTTGCTCGAAGCGTTCAGCTACTTTGTGAAAGACGGAGCATACAAGGACGTGAAGAACATCCAGCAGTTCTATGACGAGAAGCGCGTGCTGAACATTGCCGGCAAGAGCGGCGCGGCAATACAGCTCGACCCACAGAGAATACGCGACACAGAGTTTGACTTGAGCATTACCGAGAGCACGAGCACGCCAGCATACCGCACGCTTGCCAACGACATACTGATGCAGCTGTGGCAGGCTCAGGCAATCAGCGTGGAGCAGTTGCTTGAATACGGCAACTTCCCATTTGCCGACGACTTGCTGCAAAGCATTCAGTCGCAAAAAGAACAGATACAGAACGGCCAGACACCGGAGGGCATGTCGCCGCAGCTGCAACAGCAGGTGCAGGCACAAGCCAACCCACAGGCAATGGAACGGCTACAACAATACATGCAGTGATGAGGCTTATACTATTCTTGCTCAGGTACACGCCATTTGTGTTGACGCTGCTGATGATAGTCCACACGGCTCTGCTGCTGCGCGGAATTGATTGCAGCGTGCTGAACCATGCGTGCTTGTCGCCTTTGCCCTATGCGCTGTATATGGCGTTGAGCGTCAAGATGAAGTTCTGCGTGTTCCACCGCCTTGCACTGACATACACGTTTGTGTTGTATATTTGCATAACGTTGCAGAGCTACAACGCCTTTGATGCTGTCGGCATTAACCTGCAAAGCGCGCGGCTGGTGATGCTGATAGTGGGAGTGATATTACTCACGGCATTTTTCACGATTAAGTTCTATGAATGGAAGAGAGGAATTAAATGCGGTGCTTGCCGAAATTGCGGCAGCTGCTAACGATAACATTTGTGGCATGGGTGATGAGACGCTGCACACGCTGGCCGGAGCATTGCGCACGATGTTCCGCGCCAAAGTGCCGCACACTTATTCGCGCGAGAGCGCGGCACGAGAGTTGGGCATCAGTGTGCGCCAGCTTCAGCGTGATGTACAGGCGAGCGGCGTGTGCTTCCGCAGAAATGGTGAGAGCAAGGTGTGGTTGACCGAAGAAGACATTAAGCGATTACGGAAATATCGTGAGAAGTAGATTTCTTTGATTCTGGTTAGAATGTAAATTCAGGGAATGGCCCAGCTGTGAAGCCGGGCCATTTTATTGGCGGCAATAAAATGGTTTCCGCGCCAAAAAAAACATACAAGATTTCGGCAAAATTATATACAAGAATTTGGCAAAATTATATATCGGCCTAAAACGAAGCCTCGGAAATGGCCTTTGCGTGTGGTGCTGAATAGGTGGCGCGGGTGACAATCGCGGGCGGGTCCATTTCGCGGAAACAGATATGCAGGCCAATGGCGCGCGTCATCAACAAGTCGTCGTGCTTGCCGATGATAGCGCCGAAAGCCCCATTCGGCTTGCGCTCGTAGGTAATGTACTCATCAAGACAGCGCGCGTCACGCTCAACATACATGCGCTCGCGAATGACCTTGACCAGCGTGGAGATAATCATAGGCTTGGTTGCGACATTGGTATGAAAGCCATACTTGCGCGGCAGCCCCTCGCGTATCTCCTCCTCAGACTGCTTGCGCTCGTAGAGGTTGGGATACACATCCTTTATCTGATTGAGGATATAACCAGACTGGTCGCCGTCGACCTGGCGCTGGCGGTCGTGCGTCTCAAGCGTGTTGCTCTCAATCACAAGCAGAGAGTTGTTGTAATAGGCCGCTATCTGCGCGGCTTTCCACGCCAGCAAGTCAATGTCGATATGCCCATACCATTGTGCGACAACCACCGGTTTGCCGCCGTCAGCCATGAACAAGCGGTCGAACACGACCACGACCGACCAGTCGGCCTTGTTGCTGCGGCCGCCAACATCGACCACAGTAAGATAGCGGTTGGTGACAATCTCTCTGCCGTCGGGCTCAGGGTCGGCCCATACCCACAGTTGCCCTTGCGAGTCGTCACGGAAGCGCAGCGACTTGAGGGCATCGCCGCCCTCGTCGCCATCGGCATACACATCGCCTATGCGCTTGGGCGCGCGGCAAGCATCGCGGAACCGCTCGACAAGTCCGGCATCAAACACGTGCGCGCCAGAGTTAACAAACGCCTCCACATCATCGCTTGGGTACTCAGCCGCCATCTGGCCGTGGTCGGTGTACTTGGCGCGCTCGCCAACATACCAGTTAATGGCTTCAAGCGTGGCCCCCTTCTCCCACAGCCGCCACAGATAGCGTCCGCTTTCCTCACGGCTCGACACCGCATTGTCGCGCTCACGGTTGAAGTAGAGCCATTGAGCGAACTCCACGGCATCGTCAAGCGGCTGCGAGTATGCCTCAATGTCGAACCACGAAACGAACATAGCCTCGAACTGCGAGCGCTTCTGCGGGTCCTTGGCGTCATCATACTCACGCTGAAAAAAGTTGCCCGTGCCGTTGGCAGTGCTTTCGTAGACAATCATAGTGTAAGGCTTGAGCAGAATACCAGAGCAGGCCGACCGCACAATATCCTCCGGCTTCTTTCCTTCGGTGGCTTTCCACAATCCCACCTCCGAAAGATGGACAAGGTTGTAGTCGCCGCCGCGGCAGGAGTCGGGCCGTTCAGCCGTACCGATTTTGATTTTGCAGTTGCGCTGCGGCACACGGAATATGGAGCCGGATCGTCCGACGCCCACAATCTTAGGCTCGTTCTCGTTGTACCGTTCGCCAAGTTGGTGCAGCATACTTACCGGGTAAACCTTAATCATGCGGTCGAACATGTCCTTGATTTCGTCAGAGCCCGCACCCTGATGGGCAATGATGAGCGAGTTAAGGCCCACCTGGTGGACAAGCTGCAACCACGCCATATAGATTTGCGAAGTGGTAGAACCGCCCCACTGGCGTGCCTTGAGCAGCACTATGCGTATAGGCTTGCCCGCAAGACGCAGCGACTCCAACCGCGCCACAAAGCGGCGCTGCGGGCGCGTGAGACGGAACAGCACATCATTGCCGCCGCCCTTGTTTTTGATGTAGACAAACATAGCCGCCCAAAAAGGGAAGTCGTGCTTGCAGCGCACGCGCACGAGCTGGTCTACAACCTTGTGCCGCTCCTCATCAGACGGCTCTACATTGAGCTTGGCAGACAGAAACTCATCGACACTGCCGCACTCCACAACCTGCTTCACCAGCGGTACGGAAAGCATGGAGGCGGGCAGCCACTGCTCGGCCAGCGGGAAGTCGGGCAAGCGCACAAGCGTGCGCTCGCCGACAGAGCCAAGGCCGGTAATAGGATTGAAAGGCGCATTAATCTCAGCGTTGCGCCGCTCATTCTCTTTGAGTATGTCTTCTATCTCCTTTTCCATTTGCAGAACAAAAAGCGCACCGCAGCGCACAGCAGCCCCAACAAGTAGCACCAAAGGTGGACAGCCGCGCTTGAATTGGGCAGCGCAAAACCTATAGCCAGATACAGAGCCATGCAGCACTGATAGTACCAACGGCGGCGCACATCGAACGACAGCAGGCCGAACAAGGCGTAGACCATTCCCGACAGCCCTATGGTGGGCGTAAGCAGAGAAGCGAACCAAGCGCCAAGCCAGGCAGCCGGCACAGATGCCGCAATGGCAGCAGCCAGTAGCAGCCGCGGCCACCTGACCTCATACAAGAACACGACAGAGAGCAGACACCAGCAATTGAGTGCGGCATGCAGCAGATTGGCGCGGAAGAACATGTAGGAGAGCCTCCCCCACCACGGGCCGCCGGCATACAAGCCGACCAAGAGCCAATCAACGTGAACAACAGCCACGCAAATCAGAATTAGAGACAGCCATAGAGCCGCAGCCTTTTCAGTTTTTCTTCCCTCCATTTCTTGCGGGCTTTGCAGATTATCAGTTTCGCACTGCCGGCCGACAGATAGAACCTTGGGGCGGGCTGCGCCACAACCTCGGCGCATAACTCCGTTGTAGTCCAATCGGGGTGCAGCTCGCGCAGTTCCAGCACACGGCGGTATATCTCCATGAACATCTCACGCTTGAGCGGACGCATGCGCAAGTGCTTGCGCTCGCCGCGCATTATTGCGGCCACCACCACAGAGGCGCGTATGTCGGAGACCCAGAAGCGTTTGGCGGGCGACTCCACCACGGCCTGATAGATGTCGGGCATGCGGATTTGGGCGCACGCGGCGATGTGCCGGTCATACGTCCTCATAAGGTCGGCCACCCTTTCATCTGAATACTCCATCTTACTGCCAAAATGCTTCATGCCTAACACGTTGATTTACCATAAAGTTAGCGATTTACAGCCGTAAGAAGATAAACAGACAGAGCCTATATGGGCGATTAATTTTGTGAAGAGAATTATTAACGCTACATACGAAATATAGATATGGCTGAAAATAAGGAAGTTAAGAGCAACCGCGACACGATGCTTGAGCGCATGCGCAACAAGTATCCCGACGAGAACTTTGACGACGACGAAGCCTTGTACGGCAAAATCAATGCCGATTACGACGATTACGACAGCAAGCTGAAAGGCTACGAAAACGACAACAAAGTGTTGTCGGACATGTTCGCCGCGGACCCGAGAAGCGCGCAGTTCCTATCGTCGTGGCAGCAGGGCAAAGACCCCGCGATACAACTGGTGGAGCTGTTTGGCGATGACTTCGTAGACGAGTTGAAGAAGCCCGAGAAACAGGAGGAGCTTGCGCAGGCGAGCAAGGCGTTTGCCGAGCGCGTGGCGAAAGAGAAAGAGTACGAGCAGCAGTACAACGACAACATCGAGCAGACACGCAAAACCGTGGAGCAGATGCAGAAGGACGAAGGCCTGAGCGACGACGACATTGACCGCGCGATGGAGTTCCTCGTGAACGTGATGCAGGACGGCATTGTGGGCAAGTTCTCGCCCGAGAGCATACACATGGCGCTGAATGCGCTTGATCACGACAACGACGTGGAGCAGGCCGACCGCGAAGGAGAGGTGCGCGGACGCAACGCCAAGATTGAGGAGAAGCTGCGCAAGCCCAGAACCGGAGACGGCACAGCCGACCTTGCAGGCAAGAACGCAGGCGGCACAGGACTGCGGCAAGCGCCCGAACTTGGAGCGATAGGCCAGTACGGCGACGCCAACAAGAGCATTTGGGAGCGCGGAGGTTTCCGTCGCCGCTCAGGAAGATAACAACAATCACCATTTAAGAGAGACAGATAGATATGAACAAATTCAAGACAATTCTGAGCTTTATGCTCAACGGCCTGGCCATGCTGGCCACGGCTGTAGTTAGCGCCTCGTGCGGAGTGATGATGGCCGATGCCACGGCACTGCCCGACGCAGGCAAGACAGAAGGCGGCAACGGCACCACCGACCAGACCCCCGACGGCATTGCCACCGAGACCCGCGGACGCGCAGACGGCGACCCCGACTTCTACATGTCGGACGTAGACAAGCGCATTGTGAAAATCCGCCCCATGGCAACGCCCATCGACCAGATTTCGCGCTATGCGAAGTCGTCGAGCAGCAACAGCTTTGAGGTGAAGTATTACAGCGTGGGCACACGAGAAATCAAGTGCAAGACCACCGCAGCCGTGGAGGAACAGACACAGGGCGCGAGTGTGAAGTTGAGCGTGGCCGACACCAACATGTTCACCCTCGACGACACAATCCGCGTGGTTGGCGTCAAGGGCGTGACCAACGACAAGGGCGTGGCCTACAATCAGAAAGACCCCAACTGCCCCGACCTCGTGCTGTGCGTGTGCGGCAAGGACACCGAAACCAACATGCCCATCGTGTATGCCGTGAACGGCAACATGGACACTTCGAGCAAGCAGCCCATTCTTGTGCCCGCAATTCCCAACGGCACAACACTGGTGCGCATGGGCAAGGCGTGTGGCGAGCTTGATGTGCAGACCGGCCGCTTCAACAACATACCCATGCCCGAGACCCAGTATTGCCAGAACTTCATGATACAGGTGGAGCAGTCAACATTCGACAAGATTGCAGCCAAGGAGGTCAACTGGGGCTTCAGCGACGTGGAGGAAGACGGCATCTATGACATGCGTCTCGCAATGGAGAACAGCTTCCTCTTCGGTGTGAAGAACATGATTAAGCACGTGACCAAAGACGGCATGGCTACATGGTTCACCGGCGGCCTTTGGTGGATGGCCGGCAAGGACATTGAAGTGGGTACATGGGACGCCCAGAACAAGTGTGCCGTAATCAGCGACGACAACCTTGTGGACATCACAAAAGACCTGTTTGTGGGCACCGGCATCGGCAACAAGCAGAAGATTTTGTTCTGCGGTTCGGACATGCTTTCGGCATTCTCGAAAATCAAGAGCGAGAAATTCCGCCTCAAAGACACCGTGGAGGCATGGAACCTCAAGTTCAAAAGTTGGGATACCGACTTTGGCGAAGTGCTGACAATCCACCACGAGCTGTTTGACGTGAACGGAATGAGCGACTGCGGCTTTGCAATGGACCCCGAGTATTTATCGAAGAAGACCCACGTGAGCTGGGCGCGCAACGTGCTCGACCTGCAAAAGGCCGGCATCCGCCGCACCGATGCAGTGGTGATTCAAGAGGTGTCGTGCCTCTATCTGCGATATGCCAAGGCCCATGCGCGCCTGAGACTTGCGCAGGCCCCCACAGAGTAGCCTTCATATAGAGTAAATAACCGACGCGTGGCGGACGGACAACGAGCCGCCGCCACGCGTCATTTTTTCAACAAGCGATATGATAAAGACATACAAATCAAATTCAAGCATAAGCATCAGCGTGGTGCTGCCCGGTACCGGCAAGAGCCTGCATGTGGCGTTCTCACCGCTGAGCGACGGCAGCAGCACATTCGCGACCGCCGACGCCAACATACAGAAAGCCATTGAGCGCCATTACAGATTTGGCTCAATGTTCTTTGAGATTGAGACCCCCAAGGAACCCGAGAGAGTGCAGCAAAAAAAAGAGCAGAAGCCGCTGACAGTGAAGGTTACAGACCTCGACTCCGCAAAAGACTACCTCGCCGAGACCTATGGCGTGAGCCGCACACAGCTACGCACGCAACGTGCCATAGAAGCAGCGGCAGCGGCCAACGGAATTGTGTTTGAGGGCATTTAACGCACGGCCGCACTATGGTGTACAAACTTGATGACGTGTTGCGCGATGTGCGCGTGGCCCTCGACCGCAACGGAGTTTCGGCCCCGCTGATAGAAGAGGGAGACATCGACACATTGTCGCTGAACGAAGTGATACGCAGCAAGGTGGTTGAAGCCGCGCGCCGCATAGAGTCGGAAGCCCCCGCGCACCTGCTGGAGGGCGGCCACACATTCGGAGATGCGGTGTATTGGGCCGACAAAGGCTGCGGCTGGGTGCTGCTGCCCGACGACTTCATGCGGCTTATAGTGTTTGAGATGAGCGACTGGGAGCGGCCCGTGTACAGCGCCCTATCGGCAGACGATGCGCGGTTTGCGCTGACACACAGCCGCTACAAAGGACTGCGCGGCACACCGCAGCGTCCCGTGTGCTCCATAGTGTACCGCCCCGAAGGCCGCGCACTTGAATTCTGCTCGTGCAAAGACGAGACAGCCCAAGTCGCGCAAGGCAACTATCTGCCCTATCCCAAGACAGACGACAATGGCGGAATAGACCTGTGTGAGCGCTGCTACACCGCAATCGTGTATCAGACCGCGGCGCTTGTGGCAATGACATACGAAGAGACCGACAAAGGTTCGGCGTTAAACGAATTAGCTAAATCAGCATTAATATGAGTTCCATACCTACAAAAGAATTGGCGGGCGACATCAGCGTGGGACGCAACGCCACAATGGGCGGTGACGCCACCGTGCGCGGCAAACTCACCATCGGGCATAACCTGAAAGTGGAGGGGTGGCTTGACGCGGCCAACATCAAAGGGCCGTCGAAAGGGCTGTTCGCCACACTCGACAACCTGAAAGAGGCGTACCCACTACCAACGGCCGGCTGGTGGGCGCTGGTGGGCGACACACTGCCGGCAGCCGTCTACATTGTGAAAGACGGCGTGTGGACCGCCACCGGCAAGACCGGCGGCACAACCACGATAAGCAGCGACGAGATAGACAAGCTGCGAACCGAAGCCAACAGCGCGCAGGCCATAGGAGAAGACAACGCCAAGGCCATCACAAAACTGCAAACCGACTTCCAAAGCGGACAGGCCGAGCAGAATGTGAAGATAGCCAACAACGCCAGCGACATCACCGAGCTGAAAGAGACCACGGCAACGCACGGCACGGAGATAGCGGACATATACACCGACACAATCAAGCGGCCAGGCGACTTTGTGCTGACCGCAGCCAGCGCGGCTGTGCCCTCATCGGCCACGCGCGCATATATTGGGGCGGCAGTAAACCCGTCATCGGAGCTGAGCATAACCATTCCCGCAGGCGTGGAACTCGCATTCGGGCGCGACGGCAAACTCGGAGCCAACGTCAAACTGAAACTGAACAGCACAAAGATAGTGGCGCGCCCCGACCAGCAGATATTTACGGCTGGCTGCAAAGTGAGCGGCCCGTTCAACTGCCCCTATATTCCCGTGGAGTGGTGGGGGGCCAAGGGCGACGGCGTGACAGACGACACAGAAGCCATCAACAACGCCATCAAGTACGCCGGCCGCACGACTGTGCTGCTCGCCGCAGAACGTTATTACGTGGCCGGCACGGTGCGCATAGTGGAGGGCGAGAGCGACAAGAGTTATTACGACGAGTCGGACGACCAGAACTATATGACCGACGGCATGTATGGCCAGAACGTGCTGGTGCGCGGTTCGATATGGGGGGGCAAGGCAGCTTCGCCAGTTTTGTATATAGACCAAAGCAGCCTCACACTGGAAGTGCGTGGAGCCGTAGTGTGCCACAAAGATGCCGACTGCGCAGTGTGGGCCAACACCGAGCGCAGCACCGACATATACATTAACCGCATAGGGCGTGCGCGAGACTACACACAAGGCGTGCAGTCGGAGGACGACATCACCAAGTACGGCTTTGGCAAAGGCACGGCATTCCGCCACTATGGAGGCCGCGGTGCGCGCATCTGCATCAATACCATATTCGGCTTCAAGTATGGTTACAACGCTTCGACAGACGATGCCGACTACTACATAGGCTGGATGTGTAACGAGATAAAGCTTGGCAACGTGGTGTGCAGTTACCCGATATACGTGCATCTTGCCGAGAACGGCCCGAGCGTGAACCGCAACCAATCGTTCTTTAACAGCAACAGCATAAGGCTGCAAGCGTCGGTAGTTGGCTGGAAACCCAAAGTGCAGGCACAGATAGCCTCCGAGGACCACGACACCGCCGTGCTGACAATGGTAGACGAGACAGGGTGGCCAAGCGCAAAAATATCGGACTGCGATGTGGAGATAATGGCGCTGGACTGCGCATGCTACAAGGTGTGCCACGTGCAGCGCACAGCCATGCTGAGCATCACGGCCCGCGGAGCATACAACGACGTGGCCGGCATGGGTGGAGTGAACGGCGATGCAATGCGCGCGTGCTGCAACAACCAAGCCCCCTACTCCGACACGCGCAAAATCGTGGAGTTCATCGACAGCGAGCAGACCCGCTACATAGTGCAGGGCACCCCAACCCCACCCGAGGCAATGCTGGTGAAAGGCTGCCGAGACTTTCGCACCAACATATTGCAGAACTACTACAACCTTGACCAATGGTTTATACTCGTCCCAGAAAACTTCTGGTATGCCGCGAGCTTCGAGCCGGCCTCACTGCTTGAAACACTTGGAGGCGACACAAGCAAGAACTCCCTTGCCGCCAACGGACAGGCAATGTTTATTGACAGCGGCTGTCTTGACAAGTGGAACGTAACCACAATATCGAGCGAAAAGGAAGCGACAAGCGACGGCTTATATCAACTGAAGCGCGACAGCAGCCGCGTGTGCGCCGTGCTTGAAGTGAAGTCGGGTGTCAAGCATTGGATAGGCTATGTGATACCTAACGGTGAGCGCGGCCCGATGGGACCGCAAGGCCCCAAGGGAGACAAAGGAGATACCGGGCCGCAAGGCAGCACCGGCCCAAAGGGCGACACCGGCGCGCAAGGCCCGAAAGGTTCGCAAGGCGATAAGGGTGATACCGGAGCCAAAGGTGACCAAGGTGAAAAGGGTGACACTGGAGCGAAGGGTGACCCGGGCAACGATGCTGTGGTGTACAGGCTGCTGCCTGGGGCGCTTGTGTACAAGGCGGACACGACGGCAATCACCTTGTCGCTGCTGAAGACGGAGGGCGAGAGCACCACGACTGCGGAGCTGCCGAGCGGCTGGCGTGTGGTGGTCAGTTGGAATGCCACGGGTGGGCTGACGAAGAGCGCCACGCTGAGCACGCTGGCGGCTGTAAACCCGAACTCGCTGGCTGGGGCGACGAGCGTGCAGTTGGCGCTGTTCACGGCCGACCCAGAGGCGAGCGGCAGCAGTGCGCAGCTCGTGGACAGCGCCACGATGCTGCTGGTGGCTGACGGCCTCAAGGGCGACAAAGGGGATGACGGCACGCTGACCAACTACCCGATTGAGGCGGTAAGCGGAGGCGAGATTGTGCTGAGCGACATTTATCCCAACCGCATCTACAAGGGCGGCACGTGTACGACAGTGAGCGTTGATGTGGTGCATTACAGCGATGGCACAAGCGGCAGCGACTTCAGCGCCCACGGGGGCGTGGCCGATGAATACGTGCTTGACTTCGTTGCGGGGGCGAGCTGCAACGTTTCGCTGCCCGCCTCGCTCAAGTGGGCGTTCACCCCCTCGTTTGACGAGGGCAAGCGCTACGTGATTAGCATAGTTGACAACCTCGCCATTGCGGCAGAGTTTAACGGGGAGTAGCCTATGAGCCAGCTAAGGAGATTTTTAATGAGCAAGCCGCTACCGAGCGTGATAGACGGCTACGTGCGTGACGGCCTCGTGCTGTGCTTTGACGGATACCAGCCGCCCAGCGGTGGCGTGTGGAAAGACCTCAGCGGCAGCGGAAATGATATGATACAAGGGAGCGCAACGGCCTATGACGAGGTTAACCACTGCTGCGCCTTTACAACGTCAGACAACTATACCACGGGCGTTGTGCCGCACCCGCTGCTTGTAACCGTAGAGGTAGTTGTGAGTATGACGGGTTATTGCATCATTTACAGGTCGAAAACTGCACCGTGGCCGTATCAGCCGGAATTGTTTTTCGGCAATTTTTTGTATTTAGCATACAACAAGGCGTCAGGTAGCGGCATTGCATACGTCAATCTGCCCACGTTGGTATCTGTTGTGCCGACCGATGACGCCAGCCAGCCGAGCATTTATCAGATTTGGCAGAATGACACGCAGAGCGGGGCGTGGTCATATCGCTATGACGAAAAAAAGGCTTGGCAGAGCGGGCCTGGGGCCCGAAACGCAGATATGGCCGAGACGGACGGACAAATCCTATTTGGCGACGTGTCGAGCGGCAACACGCTGCGCATTTATGCCCTGCGCATATACAACCGCTGCCTCTCGCAAGACGAGATGGCGGCAAATCGAGAACTCGACATTAAAAGATTTAACATAATATGACACACTACGAGAGAGAGGGCGAGCGGTTCACGCAGCCGCTCATCACCGCCAACGGGCGGCAGATTTTCAACCCCACGGCCGAGCAGATGGCCGCTGAGGGGTGGGTGCTAACAGAGGACACGGCCACCGAGCCGACAGCCGAGGACAAGGCACGGCAGCGCATTGCCGAGCTGGAGGAGCAGTTGAGGGCGAACGACTACAAGGTCATCAAGTGCTTTGAGGCGCAGGCCACGGGCGGCACAATGCCATACGACATTGCCGCACTGCACGCTGAGAGAGAGGCGGCACGCAGCGAGATTAACGAGCTGCAACAGAAGTTTAACGTTTAACAAGGAGGTTCCTATGTACATTGTATTATCGGTATTGGGCCTCGCCGTGGTAGCCTTCGGGTTTGCATTCGCGGCGGAGCGGCAAAACAAACTCGCAGCCATTAGCGAGATCATGCGCAAGCGGCACATCATCGAGGCGCAGCGCGAGCAACTCGAGAGCATCAAGGAGATGCTCAAGAACGCACGCAGCCAGGAGGACGAGGCGAGCGCCGAGGCGGCCGCACTGAAGGCAAAGCTCTCACGCAAGAGCTGTGGCACATCGAAATCAAAGAAGGCCAGAGGCGGTGCACAGCCGAGGGCCATTAATTCACATATTGTTTAATTCTTAAATTTTTTCTTATGGACTCTGAAAAAATCTATTGCACCGATTGCAGAAGCAACGACGCGCTGTGAGCAGCCACAATGGCCAACAGCAGGAACAACAACGACCCGATGGCCATGGCGGCCATGATGAACGGCGGAATGGGCAACCAGTGGAACAACCCCTTCATCTACCTCGTGTGGATGATGTTTGCCCGCCGGATGTGGGGCGACGAGGGCGGCAACGTCCAGAACGCCGAAATCCAGGGGCAGCTCAACGCGCTGCGCACCCAGATGAGCGACAACCAGAACGCGAGCAACATCATCGACGCGGTGAAGGGCGTGGGCTGCAACGTAAGCCAGCTGGCCGCGAACCTGAACTGCGACTTCAACACGCTGAATGCAGCCATTTGCGACGTCCGCGGCGGCATCGACCGCCTCGGCGGGGCTGTGGGCATGAGCGCCGAGCGCGTAATCAACGCCATCGGCACGGGCAACCTCAACCTCGTGCAACAGCTGAAGGACTGCTGCTGCACCACACAGCAGAACATCACGCGCATGGGCTATGAGAACCAGCTCGGCCAGAAGGACATCATCAACACGATGCAGTCGGGCTTCGACCGCACCAACACCGGCCTCGAGCGTGGCTTCTCGGCCCTGGGCTATCAGATGGCCACAGACAAGTGCGACATTCTGCGCAGCAACCAAGACAGCACGCAGCGCATCATCGACACGCTGAACCAGCACTGGCAGGCCGACCTCCAGCAGCGCTACAACGACGCGCGCCTGGAACTGAGCCAGCAGCGCCAGAACGCGACGCTGATCGCAGCGCTCAAGACCACCACGACGACGGCAGCCGCGGGCGCATGACGCACCCGGCCGCCACGGCTGAATGAATAAAAACGCCCGCGCTCACGAGCGCATGGCTCAGAACGCGGGCGTGTTTTTTTATGGACTCTAAAAAACATTTGCGAAGTTATGAATTTCAAAGATATTCGACAAGGCTACCCGGTCTATATTTTAGACAAACAGGCATTATCCCTCAGCGAAGGCAAGGTCACCGCCGTGGGCTTCCCGTATTTCCCGACCCAGACGCCGGGACCGGCCGCCCCGGGGGCGCAGCCGCTCGGCATGAGCGTTGACGTTACCATCGAAGCCGGGGGCAAGGCCGCCACCTACACAATACCCGAGCAGTTGTCGGTGACCTTCGCGGGCAACCTCGTGCTGAGCACCGACCGCGCCGGGCTTGCCGCAGAGGTGGAGGCGATGCGCACAGCCGCCCGCCAGGCCCTCGAAGGAATGGAGCGGCAGAAGGAAATCGTGGCCGCGGCCGACGGGCTGCTGGCCCAGCTCAAACCTGAGTATCGCGAGCGGGCCGAAACCGAGAAGCGCTTCAGCGTACTCGAGGGCGCGATGGCCGACGTTAAGAGCCTGCTGCGGGAGATGGCCGACGAGCTGAAGAACAACAGAACGCAAAACAACACATAAATTTGACAAAGACAATTAAAACGATTACAAGCATGCTCAAGACCCTCGCATTCAACCTCGGCCCCGTTTTGCTCATCAGCACACTCGGCACCGAGCTGGCCGCCGTATTGTTCGATTTAAGATATATCGCCCTGTTCATCGCGGCGCTGTTGATGATGGATTTTTGGTTCGGCAAAAGCGAGAGCAACATGCGCTACAAGGCCGCCGAGGCCCGGCACGACACGGCGGCGATGATACTTTATGAGTTTCATTTATCGAGGGCCACGCGGCGCACCGCCGTCAAGGCCGTCGATTACACGGGCGTGCTGGCGCTTTTCGTGCTGGCGGGGCTGATACTCGAGCAGTGCAAAATCGGGGTGACGCACGTCCAGATGGCCGCCATATCGCTGATTTGGGCGGCATGCGCCGAGGGCTGGAGCATTCTCACCCACATCCTCGTGCTGCGCGGCCACCATATCGACCGCAGCAGCCTGGGCACAACGCTCCGCAGCGTTGCCCGCGCCGTGGCCGTGAGCTGGCTCAGGAGTAAGAGCGAGAGCCTGGGCAACGCGGTGGACAAGGCGCTCGACGGGCTGCCGCAAAGCACCGGCGGCGATGGCGACAAAGACGACTAACCAATTTTGTTTAACATTCAAATATTTTCATCATGGACATGGACAAAGTTCTTCATTTTGCAGTTTGCGCGGTGGTAAGCGCGGTTTTTGGCACACTGGCAATGCTATGCGGGGGCAATTTCGGAGCCGGAGCGATAGCAGCCATCGGCACGGGCCTGGGCGCGGGTCTCGGCAAGGAGTTTGGCGACGCGGCAGCGGCAGACAACCGCTGGGATTGGTATGACGTGGCAGCCGACGCCGTCGGCGTTGTCCTCGGCGTAGCCTGGTGCGCGATGTTCTACTATTGCAAGGGCTAAGACAACCACACAACGGAGAGGCGGCCAAGTGCCGCCTTTTTTGCTATATAAAAGATGAGCCGCGGCAATGAAGCCACGGCCCAAAGGTGTTATAAGAGCAAAAAATAATTGCTTGTACAAAGATAGCACGAAGAACTGACAGCGGCAAATCATTTAACGATTTTCGGAACCCGGGCCAACCACGGCATCAATGACGCGGCGGTTGGCGATGTCGACCTTCGAGCGGTCGAAGCGGATGTAAATGTCCGTAACCGAGCCGCTGGAGTGGCCCAGGCCCTCGGCGATGACCTCCTTCGGCACATCAAGCTCGGCCGCCGCCGTGGCCCAGGAATGCCGTGCCCAGTAGGTGGTGAGCTGGCCAAAGCCAGGCAGCCGGTGAAGCCCGGCGTTTATTTGCATATTCGCGCTGCGCAAATCGGAATAGCGCTCATGCAGGTCGAGGAGCCACACACCGCCGGGCGAGCGGTAGCGCTCAATGAGTGCCGCTGCCTCGGGCTCCACCTTTATATCGTAGAGGTGGCCCGTTTTGGCGCGCCGGTAGCTGAGACGGCCGCCGCTGTAGTCCTCGGCCCGGAGGCTGAAGAGGTCCGTTGCGTTGATGCCCATCAGCAGGAAGATGAGGCGGAACATGTCGAGGGCAAAGGCCTCCAGCGCGCCAGCGGGCTGAAGCGTCCACAACGAGCGCAAGGCTAACAGCTCAAGCGACCGCTTCGCGGTTGGCTCTTTCTTGAGCTTATAGCGGCGGAACGGATACGCGGTTGTCGCCTCATCATCGATGGCGGCATTGAACACCGCCCGGAGGCATCGAAGATAAAGCCCGCATGTGTTAAGGCAGTTGCCGCGCGCAAGGTTCCATGACACAAACCCGTCCAGCCATTGCCGGTTGACCTCGTCGAAAGTAACCGAGGCGAACCCGGGGCACCAGGCGCGCAGGGCCGACAGCGCCGTGGCGTAAGCGTGCCGGGAATTGGCGCTGCGGCGCGAGTTCATCACACGCTCGAAGTAGGGCAGGAGGAGGTTTGCCTTCGCCGGCTTCTCGGGCTCATAGAAGCGGGCCAGGAGCGCGGTGCGGATGTCGGCAAGCGGCATGCCCTGCATATCGAGCAGCGCGGCCTCGATGTCGAGGTAACGGCGCATCAGGTAGTTGTTATAAGCGGCGCGGCTGGGGTGCTTCACCACGCGCTGGGCGCGGGCGTCCCACTGCCCCGGGGCGAGGCTGATGTTAGTAGGCAGATAGACCGCGGAGTTCTTTTTGCGGATTGCGAATTTAAGCGGCGAGAGGTCCTTGCCGTGACGGGTATCGAGATAAAGCGAAAGTTTCATTTTTGGTGCATTGTTTTGAACATTGTCGGCGCTGCAAAGGGCAGCAGCCGCGGGCGGAAAAGTGCGAAAATAATGCACCCCGGAAGCGCCCGGGAGCATTGCCGGCAAACGAATGCCGCATAAATAAAGGGCCGGCGGCTTTGCGCGCACAACTCTTATTACTTATTTATAGCGCTTTCGCAATTATTTTATTTTCAGACAGTTGTGATTTGGCCGCGAAATCGGTGCATTGTTGTTGCACTTTTAGGTGGCGTTTTACGCGCTCGGCGTCCCACCCGGGGGCATAGAAGCGGCCGTGCCCCGAGAGCAGCCAGGAGGGGCTCACGCCGAAGTCGCGGGCCAGCAGCTCGAGCCACGACAGCTGGAACATGTCGCGCCAGGGCTCGCGCCGCTGGGTGGCGAAGTTCCACTTGTTGAACCCGTAGATGCGGGCAAACGCGCTCACGCCGCGGATGGCCCCGTCGGCCGCAAGGCGGTCGAGGGCGCGGTAAAAGCGGAGGACGATTTGCTGGCTTTGTCCGTTTTGCATTTTCAAATTCAGTGTGACACGTTTATGTGATTTTCAGCCGCCGCGCCCTGGGGCATGGCGAGGAGGCGGTTTGTCAAATCGGTGTTGCGGCGGCGCTCGTTTTCAAGCAGCCGCGTGAGGTTCTCGATTTCGCCCATCAGGCGGGCGCGGCATTTCGTGAGGCTTTCGATGTGTGTCATGTAATTGCCGCTGATGTATTCAGCCAGACGGGTGAGGCCGCCCACGATTTCATTTGTGCGGTCGATGCGGTTCTCGCTCGCGGCGAGGAGTTCGCAGAATTGCCGCATTTGCATTGCCATGCAGCCCATGTCGCAGGCCGGGCCGTGGGCGCGGCGGGCGGGACGGCTGGCCGCGCGGGATTGTTCATTGTGTTTGTTTTTCATACTACTTTTTAATTATTGATTGTTTTTATAGCTCGCGGCCAGGAGGTCGATGAGCTTTTTGTTCTGCTCTATCAGCTGCGCGTTTTGGTCGAGCAGCTGGGCCACGGTGGCCGCATCGCCGCCGGCGGGCGTAACGGAGGAGCCGCCAACGGCCTGGACCGCCGTGGCACTGCCGGAGGCGTTCACGCGGTTGCCGCGCGCGTCGATGTTGATCGTGTTGACCGCCGCCGCGCCCCGGGCCATCATATCGCCCTCGCCCGTGAGGAGCCAAGCGACCGAGAAGCCGTAGGCGTCATGCAGCTTCTGCGCAGTCTGGCGGCCGAGGCTACATTTGCCATTAAGCATCAAATTAACGTAAGCTTGGGTCGTGCCTAATGTTTCGCCAACTTGCTGTTGAGTAATGCCTTGTGCCTTGAAGAATTTTTTCAGTTGTATGTAAAATTTTTCGCTCTGCATAATCAATTGAATATTAACGATTTATAAAATAATAAACAAAATATTTATAAAATAACCCATGATTCACTTGCATTATAAATATAATGCTTATATCTTTGCAGCGTAGTTAAAAATAACGATACAAATATAATTAGAAACTAAATATAAAACAAGATGAAGACGATTAAGACGAATGACATTAAGGCGATGACGAAGCTCTTCAAGCTGAGCGACCTCGAGGCCATCTACCTGCAGGGGTTTGCAGACAGCATCAACGCAGAGAAGAGCGATACCTGCGGCGACCTTCAATTCTACCTGATCCACGGGACGAGCGACAACGCAGAGCGCCGCGCAGCCATCAACGCCCTGCTGATCTACGAGGCAGCGAAGGCGCAGGCGGACAACGACCTCCACATGGCGCTCGACAAGACCTCATGGGTGGTGGCCGATACGCTGAAATGCAGCTGCTACCAGCTAATGCTTTGGTACAAGGGCCTGCCCCTGAAGCGCGACCGCTTCGGCGAGCACGTCGAATGCAGCGACACATTCGGGCTGAATTATCTGGAGGTAACACTTTAGCGACTAAAAGGAGGAGAAGAAATGAAAAATAATGCATACACAAGCAAGCACACGCTCAGCAGCAGCGACTTCGATTTAACCTTCAAGGGCCGCGGAGCCTACGAGATAACCTACACCACGCCGCGCCGCGGCGACTACTGGCGGGCATACATCACCGACATGGAACTGGTGAACGACACCCTGCACGAGGACGAGCCGACGCAGGCAGCCTGGAAGCGGCTGCGCGACAAAGTGAAGATGAACGGCACGCATTACAGCAAGTGCGGCGAAAGGATTTACAACGACTAATCGGAGGAAAATAAATGAGATATCACGGCAATTACATCACCAACCAGGGCACCCAGATGGCTGCCCCTGTATACGACACCAACAAGGCGCGGCTTGCCCGCGACCTGCGCGAGATGCTGCGCGGCAACACCGAGAGAGGCGGCAGCGGCTGCTGGTATATCAACGACGAGCACGAGCGCCACATTGACGGAGGCTCAATGATTTGCGGCAAATGGTACAAATGGGACAACGACTAATAAATTCAGATATGGAGATTAACGACTACATGACCAGCACCCAGCTGGAGCGCGCAAGGCGCCACAGCGAGATTTGTGAGGCATACCGCAGCCTCGCGGGTATAGGGCTGAAGCCCTACGGGGCTATGAGAGTGGTTGCGGGCAGATACAATATGACGGTGCCCGGAGTGAACCGCATCATCACGGCGGCCGGGCTTTATACGCCGAAGACGAGAAAGGGGGCGGAGTTATGATCAAGGCATTGAAATTATCGGTATTCATCGCGATGCTCACTGTGGCATTCGGGAGCATATACCTCGGCGGCCGCGCGCTGATAGTGGGCGGAAACGTATTCGCCGCCGTCCTGTGGGGCGGCGTGGCACTGATAAGCGGGCTGCTGGCCCGCGAGCAGGCCCTCGAGGAGGAGGACGAGCCATGACACCGCACGAGCCGAAGGTGGCGGCCAGCGACCGCTACACCATCACCCAGGCGGCCGAGCTGCTGGGCATGCACCGCAACACGCTGTGCGATTATTGGAGGCGCGGACTCATCAAGTGCGGCTTCAGGCGGCCCACGGGGCGGAAGTTCTTCACAGGGCGCGAGATTGTCCGGTTTTGGAACGCGCAGCTCTGACAAGGCACAGGGCGCCGGGAGGGCGCTCCCGATTAAAAACATATTATCTAACTTGACACATTTTCATTTGTGTATTAGTGTTTTTACACACGCCCCGCCCGCGCTGTGAAGCGCAGCGGGAAACAAGCCGGGCGCAGCGCCGCCGCCTCCGCTGGGACAAGGGCCTCGGGAGCTGGAGGGACGCGCGGGCGGTGCGGGTTCGACCCCCACACCCGGCACAAGAGACAAGGGCGCAGCGGCGCCCACGGGGCAATCGCAATTCAGTCAATAGTTTTAGGAATAAATAGTAACGCGCGCCGCCGCCCCGCGGCGCACACACAGCGCGGGCGCAAGTAGTCAACATTATTAGTCCTATTTTGCACCCTCCCAAAAATGCCCGCGCCGGGAGGTGGAGCCCATGGCCAATGGCCGGGGTAAGTCAGGCAGCGGCCTGGCGGGTGCGGTTCGACTCCGCGCATGGGCACACAGTTAACTCAATAAAACATAAAAAAACAAAGACATCATGAACGAAGTTCAAATCATCAACACCAACGACGCTCTGCAGGCCATCAACCGTGCGGAGATTGACATTCAAGTCAACACAGCCAAGCAGTTCCCCCGCGAGCTGCCCGTGGTTCTCAACAAGATAGCCACGTTCGCCACTATGGACACAGAGACGGCTGCCGACTGCTTCTACGTGCTGCGCCGCGGTGGCGCGCACGGCTCGCAGACCATTGAGGGCCTTTCGGTGCGCATGGCTGAAATCATCGCCAGCGCCTGGGGCAACCTCCGCGTGCAGACGCGCATCATCGGCAACGACGGCCGCACCATCACTGCTCAGGGCGTGTGCCACGACCTGGAAACCAACGTGGCAGTGTCGGTCGAGGTCAAGCGCCGCATCACCGACAAGCAGGGCCGCACGTTCAGCGACGACATGCAGGTGGTCACCGGCAATGCGGCCAGCGCCATTGCATTCCGCAACGCCGTCCTAAAGGTCGTGCCCAAGGCCGTGACAAAAAAGGTTATTGCCGAAGTCAAGAAGGTGGCCATGGGCCAGAGCCTCGACCTCGAAACAAGCCGTCAGAACATGATTGCCTACTTCGCCAAGTTGGGCGTAACCGAGCAGATGCTGCTCGACTATCTCGACATCACCAAGCGCGAGGAAATCGATAAGGAGATGGTGTTCGAGCTCAAGGCCACAGCCAACGCCATCAAGGAGGGCACGACCACCGTGCAAGAGAGCTTCATCAAACCACTTGAGGAGAAGAAGAAGGCAATTGAGGCCAAGAGCCAGGCCGACGCAATCAAGGAAAAAGCGGCAGCCGCCATCGCAGCCGCAACCAAGAAGGAGGATAAGCAATGAAGCCCGCAGTCCCCTACGAGATTATCCGCCCCGCCACTCAGGCCGAGTGGCTCGAAGTGCGCAAGCACGGCATAGGCTCCAGCGAGGCTGGGGCGGTCATGGGCCTCAATCCGTGGCAAAGCGCCTACCAGTTGTGGCGGCACAAGCTGGGCATCGACCCGCCCGTGCAAGAGAACTTCGCAATGCGTGCGGGGCACTATCTGGAGGGCGTGGTGGCGCACTTCTACGCCGACGCCACTGGCGCAACCATCATCAAGTCCAGTGCGGGCGACTGGATTGCGCGCGACCGCAAGCAGCCGTGGCTGCAGGTGTCGCCCGACCGCCTGGCGTGGCCCGCTGGCGTTAGCCACTCCCCCGCAAACCGCATGATAGTGGAGTGCAAGACCACGCAGCGCACCATCGACCCCGACCACGTGCCTATGTCGTGGTTCGTCCAACTGCAATACCAGCTGATGGTGATGCGCCTCAACCGCGGCGCGCTGGCATGGCTCACCGCCGGGCGCGACTTCGGCTATCTCAACGTTGAGCGCGACCCCACGCTCTGCGAAATGATAGAGACAGCCCTGGCCGCATTCTGGTGGGATAACATCGTCGGGCGCAAGGAGCCCGCGTGTATCACCGGTGACGATGCCGAGCTGCACTGGCCGCGTCAGGCCGACGGCAAGACAGCCGAGGCCGACGGCAATCTGCTTGATGTGGTGGCCAACCTGCGCTACATCAAGGCGCGCATCGCCGAACTCACCACCGCCAAAGCCGAGCTTGAGGGCCGCATAAAGGCCGCCATGGCCGATGCCGAGCTGCTCGTCGACGACTTCGGCAACACGCTGGCCACATGGCGCACGCCCAAGCGCGACCCCGCGCCCAAGTTCGACGCCAAGCGCTTCCAGGCCGAGCACCCCGACGAGTGCGCGCCCTACATGGTTTCTCAGCCCCCTACTCGGCGGCTGCTGATAAAATGAGCGGGTCATGAGGTATCTGCTCACCAAGACGGACAAGGCCGCGGTTGAGCGTCTTCTTCAGGCGCTCAGCCGTAGGCGGGCCGTCACCACACGCGAGCTCAACGAGAACCGCATGGCGCGGCTCATGCTCACGAAATTAACGAAGTTGAAAACCACCGGTAATGAGTTGGATAAAGCTACATAGGAAGTTTATGGCTTGGCAGTGGTACACCGATGCCAACATGGTGCGTGTGTTCATTCACCTGCTCCTGAGTGCCGCCCACGAGGATGGCATGAAGCAGCGCGGCATCGAGGTTCGGCGCGGCCAGGCGGTAATCGACACCACCGATCTTGCCGAAGCTCTGATGATAGGCCGGCACGCTGTGCGCATCTGCTTGGACAAACTCAAGGAGACCGGCGAGATAACCATCACGACTACGCGCGGCCGCATGGGTTACACGGTCGTGACGATTTGTAATTATGACAACTATCAATCTGTAAGCAAATCAAACTCGGGCCAATTTAGGGCCAATTTAACGGCCAATTTAGCGGCCAATTTAACAAGTAATTCAACTTCCGATAAATCAATAGTTTACAAAGAGCAAGAAAAAGAAACGGGCCAATTTAGCGACCAATTTAAAAACCGTAACGCGGCCATTCTATATAATAATAAGGTAAAAGAAGAACAAGAATATATCGTCGTAGCAGACGCGCGCGCACGCGAGGAGGCGATTAAAAAGCTGCGCTGCGAGTTGCAGTCATCGCCGCTGAAAATCGAGGCCGCCATGCGGGCTACAAGAATTACCGATGCCGCCCGCCTCTTCGACCTGTGCGAAGAAGTCTTCGCCGAGTGGTCGCTGCGTACCGATGGTTCTATCGATTGGCCGCACCTGCTCAACCAGGTGCGCATAAAGGCCGAGGCGCAGCGGCGCGACGCCAAGCGCCTGGCCGCAATCCCCGAATCCAAGAAAGACGTCCAGCAATGGCGCCGCGACTTCATGACCGACTACACGGCCTATATCAACAATCAACTTAACTCAAAAAAGAACAATGGAACTGAATAACTCAATCACCCGCGCCCAAAGCGCACTGCCAGCAGCCGCCAGCCGCGAGCCGTGGGCGCTCGCCCTCCGTGCCTGCTATGGCGCCGACGGCCAGATGCTGCGCGCGTGGTCGCCCGACAAGCGCGACTACTGCCTGGCCAACATCGCCGGCGCAGCCATGTCGCCATCGGTTGTGCGCATGCTCAAAAGCTACCCTGAGGCGTGGCCCGTGGCCGTGAGCAACGCCGTGGCCGCCACACTCGTAGAGACCACCGATGCCGAAGCCGCGCCCACCGCGCCCGCCGACATCACCCGCATGGTCGGCCGGCTGCTATCCGACGACCGCTTGCGCACGCTGCCCGCCGGTATGCTCTGGGCGTTCTTCGCCCGCCTTGGCGCACGCCGCTACACCATCTACGGCAAGCACGCCACCCCAGGCCGCATGCTCGACACCCTTCAGCGCGAATACCCCAACCTCCGCGCCGAGGTGCAGCGCGCGCAGGCCGAAGCCGAGAGCCGCGACAAGGCCGAGCGCGAGGCCCGCCACAGGGCCGATGCGATGAATTGGCAGCAGTACGCCCGCAGCCGCGGCCTTGATCCCCGCAACAACCCACTCGAAAAGTTCAACCCCTCAAACGATACACGACATGGCAACAACGACTGACACTCCCATAATCCCCGCCCCTCATGCGGTCATTACCGAAATGCTGCTCACTATGAGCCGCAGCTACGCCAACCGCGAGCCGCTCCTTGAGAGCGACAACGAGGCCAGCGTGTGCGGCTGGGCCGACGGCATCGAAATCGGAGGCCTGCACTACTACGCCGACATCGAGGCCACCGCCGTCATCGACGGCGAGGACGACACCTACGACTGCCCCGGCTGGTCGGAGGCCACCGTGGAATACATCGACTACCTTGACGGCAACGTGCGCGACGATGACGATAACATCGTGGCCACTCTCGACTTCGATGTGCGGGACTTCATAGGGGAGCGTCTTTAACGTAGAGCCACCAAAGAGCCGCGCTGACGGCATTAAATTACTCAGACGATAACTTACCCATTTAAGAAAATTAAAGCGATGAGAAAGCGAAAACGATACAACATTACCGCCGCGCAAAAACGCTGCAAGTGCCAAGCGATTGATTGGGCAAAGGTGGACGGCATAGTTGCCGCAATTAAAGAAACCGAAACAATACGCGACAATATGCTGCGCATCTACAACGACCGCAAGCTGCAAGACCAATTTGAGGACAAGATTGCTGTGCTGCGCAAGGAGCGCGATGAACTGCTGGCACAGATAGAGGCCGACCGCCAGCGCATGGCCCGCGCCCTCATCACTTCACTCGCCTGCTGCGACCTTGCGGCCACCATGGCCGAGCGGTTCAGCGACATAGTGAAGCGCGTGAGCAAGATTGACTTCGCAGGCAACGCCTACACGCAGAGCGTCAAGGAGGCCCGGACGCACACAAACAACCTCCTGAAGAAGGTACTCGAGAGCGAGCGCCTCTGGGAGGGCCTTGTGAGTTCCATCGACGGACCCGGCGACAACACCACCTCACTGCGCTATGCCGACATCAGCGAGCGTTTTGCGCAAGCCGTTCAGCCTATCGTGGAGAAGTTCGAGCGAGAGATGGAAGATAAGTATACGGAACAATTTTAACCCAATAAACGATATGGAATACAACGAATTATGCGACCTATGCAACAGGCTGAAGAACGACATCAAGCAGCTCAGCGATTACGTGTTCGAGCTGCGCGAGGATAACGAGAGCGACACGCTACGCTCCATCAGTGATTATGACCTGATTGCAGAACTTGAAGACCGCGGCTATGACGTGGTTAAACACAAGGAGGACGAGCAATGAAGAGGACTAAGCGATTAATTGTTGAGAACTGCTTCTCATTTACGAGCGCCCACGGCTGGGGCAACGGCTACGTTGCCGTGCCTCCCGGGCATCCGCTGTGGGGCAAAGCGTATAACGACGACGATTATCCTGATATGGACGTACACGGCGGCGTGACCCTCACCGAGCCTGTGCTGCTTGGCGAGTGCATGGCCGCAAGCAAATGCAAGGTGCACCCCGAATATGTGGGCAAGCGGCAGCCGCTGTTTGACTTTGCCGAGTGCCTCGACGGAGATATTCCCGACAACTGGTGGCTCATCGGCTTCGACACCTGTCATGCGGATGACAGCGCGGACGTATGGCCGAAAGACAGGGTTGTCGAAGAGACAACTAAGCTGCAGGAGGAAATTGAAACGCTGGAACAACAGAGTCATGAGTAATCGCATAATCATAGGCATCGACCCCGACGTGAAGGACAGCGGGGTGGCGCGCCTTGACTGCTCGACAAGGCAGGTCAGAATCGCATCGCTGCCCTTCCCGGACCTGCTCGACTACCTGCGCAGGGCGAAATTGACCGCCACGGCCGCAAATACGCCCTGTGTGGTGGTCATCGAGGCGGGGTGGATGAACAAGACGCATTGGCACATCAGCCCCCGCGACAGCCGCCAGGCAGCGGCCGCAAAGGGCAACCAGGTGGGGCGCAACCACGAGACGGGCCGGAAGATTGCCGAAATGTGCCGGCACTGGCAAATCCCCTTCGTACTGCAGCGCCCGCTCCCGCTCCGTGCCGGAGGACGCCCGCTGTGGAGCGGCAAGGACGGCAAGGCCTCGCAGGCCGACATCGAGGCGTTCATGGCTTTCACCCCGTCACGGACCAACCAGGAAGGGCGCGACGCTGCCCTGCTTGCATGGCATCACGCAGGGCTCCCGATAGTGATAAACAGACAAAGCAAACAGAAATGAGAGACATCACATTCAACTACGACATAACGGACCTTGTGACTCCCGAACAGCCTAAGAAACGCCGCTGGCGGCGCATCAAACAACGCCAAATTGACATCGTTGTGGCCAACGCCGACAAGGTGCCCCACAGCCGGCTTGGGGCGCTGGCGGGCATAAGCCAATCGGGAGTTGCCCGCATTTTGAGGGATAACGGATGCCGCATATTCGATCAGGCGGCGGCCAGACAGCGCGCTGAGGAGGCCGCCCGCAACGGGTACAAGACAAAATCACTGCGCGAGATGGCCGAAGAGCCGGCGTGGGCAAGTCCACGATCAAGCGCGCTATGGCCCGCCTTGGGCTTGAGCGCCCCGAGGGGTATGCCGAGAAGGTGCGCGCACGCAACGTGGAGCGCCTGGCCGCTGGCCGCGGCAACGTGGACAGAAATCGCTTCGGTTCCCGGAGGCGGCTGCTCGTGCGCCGCGAATACGAACGCCAGGCGATGGGGATGCCGCAACGCACCGCCGTGCGGCTAAGGCCCGCCTGCCTTACCGCCCGCAGCTACAAGGCGCGGTGGTCGCTGTGCAAGCGCTACGGATACAGGATTGACCCGGAGCACCCCATCCGCCTGCTTTATTCCCCTGGTCAGCGCCGGTCCCCGCGCGAGGACCATTACACTGCGAAATACGGCTTTGAGTTTACTGAGGTTCAATAGGCTGAACAGCTGATAGAAAACTGAAATATCTATTTGTGTTGCAAATATATTTTGTGTAACTTTGCCCAAAGGGCACGCACATTATGAGACCCTGGCGTACGCGGGCTCTTGGACATCTGCCTCCAAGGGCCCGCAAACGCTTATGATACAAACAAATCAATCCGCACACAGATATGACGACAAAACAGGTTAAATTATCCCAAGTCAAGGTCAATAAGGAGAACCCTCGCACGATCACAAAGGACAAGTTCCAGAAGCTTGTAAACTCGCTGCTGGTGTTTCCTGACATGCTCGAACTCCGTCCCGTCGTGGTTGACGCCCGCATGGTGGCGCTCGGCGGCAATATGCGCCTTAACGCCCTCAAGGAGATCTCCAAGATGGCCGGGGCCGAAATCGAGCGGCGGCTTGGGGATATGCCGGAGTACAGGGTGCTGACAGAGGCCGAGCGCCAGCGTCTCGTTGAGCGATGGACGGGCTGGCTCGGCAACCCCTCGGTACCGGTAATCGACGCCCGCGCGCTGACAGAGGCCGAGCGCCGGCAGTTCATCATCAAGGACAATGTCAGCTTTGGTGCCTGGGACTACGATGAGCTTGCGAACAACTGGGAAGACACGCAGCTTGAGCAATGGGGCATGGACGTGTGGAGCTGGAACGACAGCCCGGCAGGGGGCGAGCCCGGCAATGCGTCATCCTCTCCTTCCGATGCTCCGCTTGACGACGGGGAGGTCTACGATGTACAGGCTGAGGAGCCGAAAAAGACAGGCACCATCGAGAAGCGATTCCTAATACCCCCGTTCTCGGTGCTGAACAGCAACAGCGGGAGGTGGAAAAAGCGCAGAAACTATTGGCTTTCGCTTGGAATAAAGAGCGAGATAGGACGGCACAAAGGACTCACATTTGCGTTGTCGGCGCAGCCTCCGGGGGCCTATGAGAAGAAGAGTAAACTCGAGGCGGAGCTTGGCCGAACCTTGGGCTGGGACGAGTTCGCCCAAATGTCCCCAGACGCCATCACTATGACTGGGACGTCAATATTCGATCCTGTAGTGTGCGAGCTGGCCTACCGATGGTTCATGCCGTCGGGCGACGGCCTTGTGATAGACCCGTTCTGCGGCGGCAGCGTGCGCGGCATAGTGGCCGCCCTCGTGGGCAAGCGGTATTGGGGTAATGACCTTCGCCAGGAGCAGGTGGACGCTAACATTGCCAATGCCGGTGAGGTTTGCCACGGCAACATGATGCCCGCATTCTCATGCGGCGATAGCTGTGACATTAAAGTCCTGTATGACAACGGAGGCAAGGCCGATCTCATCTTCTCGTGCCCGCCATACGCAGACCTTGAGCGATACAGCGATGACGCGCGCGACATCTCAACGATGAAGTATCCCGATTTCTTGCAGAAATACAATGAGATCATCGCACAGGCCTGCTCCCTTCTCAAGGACGGCAGATTCGCGGTATGGGTCGTTGGGGAGGTGCGCGGCAAGGACGGCGAATACTATAACTTCGTTGGTGACACGATAGCGGCGTTCAAGGCCGCCGGGCTAAAATACTACAATTGCTTCGTGCTCTACAACAGCACTTGCAGTATAGCCATGCGCATAACACGGACATTTAAGACGCGTAAATGCGGCCCCTGCCATCAGTACGTTCTCGTGTTCTACAAAGGAGATCTTGCCAACATCAAGGACGAGTTCGAACCCGTCGACCTGTCATATTTGACCGAGACCGAGGGCGGTGACGATTTAAATGCTGAAGACGATGATGAAACAGACGAAACCAATGCGGATGAGTGATTATCGCCGCGCGCAGATCCTGCGCCTTGACATAATCAGCGAGCTCTACAAGCGCGGCTACACGTACCGAGCCATTCGCGAGGAGGTGATGGCGCGGCTCGACCTCGACGCATACTCACTGCAGACCGTACACAAGGATGTGCAGCGCCTGCTGGCCGAGTGGCGAGCAACGCGCATCGAAAACGTTGACCTGAACATGCAGCTCGAGCTGCAGCGTCTCGACGACCTCATTCGCGAGGCATGGGCGGCTTGGGACAAGAGCAAGATTGACTACGAGCACGAGCGCACACGGCAAACGGGCGTTCCCGGGGCTGGCGGCAGCGGGCAGCAGGGCGCATCTGTTGAGACCGTCAAGATAGAGAAGACGAGGGAAAACGTTAATGCATGCGGTGACCCCCGGTTCCTTGAGATGGTTCACAAACTGCTCATCGAGCGCCGCAAGATTCTCGGCCTCTACTCGCCAGAGAAGAAGGAGGTCACGGGAGGGATAGCAATCAGCAAAGAGATAACGATGGACGAGGCGCGAGGCCTGATAGCGGACCTCGAGGCCAACACTTAACTAACGACAACGGCGATGGCGGCAACAGCGACAACGGCAATAACCCATGAGGGCGTGACGAGGGCGTGGACAATGCAGTCCATGCTCAACTTCACGCGCTATTTTTTCGCTGCGGCCAACCCCGGCAAGAGATACGTGGTAGGTGACCACCACCGCGCCATTTGCGCAAAGCTCGACGACGTGTTCCAGGGTCGATGCCGCCGCCTGATCATCAACATCGCGCCCCGATATGGCAAGACCCTCCTGGCCGTTCACAGCTTCATTGCCATGGGCCTCGCGCTCAACCCGCGGGCTCGGTTTATCCATTTGAGCTATTCGGGCGCGCTGGCCCAGGACAACAGCATGGCCATCAAGGACATCATCAACAGCGACAAGTATCGCGCGCTCTTCGACACTCGCATCAAGTATGGCAGCGACACCAAGAGCTGGTGGGACACCGAGCAGGGCGGCGGCGTTTACGCAACCTCCACCCTTGGCCAGATTACCGGCTTCGGAGCCGGCCTTGTGCCCAAGCCTGGCGAGCCATACCGCTTCGGCGGGGCAATCGTGATAGACGACCCCATCAAGCCCGAGGATGCCCTGAGCGATGTGGTGCGCGAGCGCGTGAACCGCCGCTTCGAGACCACAATCCGAAACCGCGTGAACGACCGCAACACGCCCATCATAATCATCATGCAGCGCCTCCACGAGCACGACCTTTGCGGTTACCTCGAAGGCCTCGAGCCGGACGGATGGGAGGTCCTCTCGCTGCCATGCATCAAGGAGGATGGGCAGCCGCTATGGCCATTCAAGCACAGCCTCGAGGAGCTGCGGGGCATAGAGGCGGCGAACGCATTTGTATTTGAAACGCAGTACATGCAGAACCCGCGCCCGCTCGAGGGCCTGATGTATTCGGGCTTCAAGACATACGACACCCTGCCCACCGAGCCAATGCGCCGCTGCAATTATACCGACACGGCCGACACGGGCGCCGACTATTTGTGCAGCATCTGCTACAGCCGCACGGCTGCGGGCGAGATATACGTGACCGACGTGCTCTATACCCAGAAGCCGATGGAGTACACCGAGCCCGAGACCGCCCGACTGCTGATGCGCAACGACACCGACCAGGCCGTGATCGAGGGCAATAACGGCGGCCGCGGCTTCGCCCGCAACGTGGAGCGGCTCGTGCGCCAGACGGGCAACACCTGGATGCGCATATCCACATTCACGCAGACGGCCAACAAGGCCGTGCGCATATTCACCCACAGCGCCGATGTCCAGAACATGGTGCGCTTCCCCGTGGGCTGGGAGACGCGCTGGCCCGCGTTCTACAACGCCCTGACCAGTTACCGCAAGGAGGGCGGCAACGCCCACGACGACGCCCCGGACGCGCTCACGGGGGCATTCGAGCGCTCCAGCGGCCGCGCCACTCTCGACGTCGGGCGCATCGCCGCCAGGATAAACCGATAACACCGATTTTCACTTTTTACGCACATTAGACACATGACTGTAGATGAGATTTTGAACAGCGGCGGCACAATAGAGGAAATCATCGCCGCCTTGAAGAACAAGACGCTGGCCGTGCCCCTGTGGACGGGGCCGAAGGGACTGCAATCCGAATACGACCCGCGGCTGCACCCGGTAATGGACCGGGCCAAATACCCCGATATCGTGACCGCCGACGGCGTGACACGGGTAACGCGCATCCCGTGCGACCTCCAGCGCCTGGCCACCAAGCGAATGACGGAGCTCGTTTGTGGCATCCCCGTGAAGCGGGTTTACAAGGCCGAGAGCGAGCGCCAGAACGAGATTGCCGGCTACATCGAGGCCGTGCTCCAGCGCAACCGCATTGACAGCGTGAATGTCGAGCGCTGCAACATGCTTTTTGCCGGCTGCGAGGTAGTAACGCTCTGGTTTGCGGCCGCCCAGCCGAACACCGATTACGGGTTTGGCAGCCCCCTGAAGCTGCGATGCCGCAATTTCAGCCCCATGCTGGGCGACAGCCTCTATCCGCTATTTGACGAGTATGGCGACATGATAGCGCTGAGCGTTGGCTACGCCCGCAAGGTAAACGGCAACCGCGTGGAGTATTTCGACTGCTACACGGCCGACCGCCACATCAAGTGGAGCGACGCATCGGGGCAATGGGCCGAGGAGGAGCACGAGCTGACCACCGTGGGGAAGATACCCGCGGTTTACGCCTGGCGCCCCGCGCCTGTTTGGGAGCAGTCATCGCCAATCGTCTACGAAATCGAGTGGTCGCTCAGCCGCAACGGCAACTATTTGCGCGAGAACAGCAAGCCGCTTTTTGTCGTGTTTGCAGACGAGGCCATCGCATACGGCGACGAGAAGGACGTGGACAAGGAGTTCAGGGCTGTTATGCAATACCCCAAGGGCAGCACCGCCCAGTACATCACCTGGCAGCAGGCCGTCGACAACCTCAAATTTTACGTAAGCGAGCTGCGCTCGCAGTTTTTCACGCAGCTCCAGCTCCCCGATTGGAGCTACGAGAAGATGAGCAGCATCGCCCTGAGCGGAGAGAGCCGCAAGCAGTTGTTCATCGACGCCCAGATGAAGGTGAAGGACGAGAGCGGCCGCCTGCTGGAGTTTTTCGACCGCGAGGTTAACGTGATAAAGGCATTTCTCAAAATCGCCCTGGGGGCCGCGTACGAGGCCGACATCGACGCCCTGCGCGTGGAGACGGTCATCACCCCGTTCACCATCACCGATGAGACGGACACCGTCAACCGCCTGACCGCGGCGACGGGCGGCAAGGCCATCATGAGTCAGCGCGAAGCCATCCAGGAGTTCGGCCACAGCAGCGACCCCGACAAGACGCTGCAGGAGATAGCCGAGGAGGGCCGCCTCGACGCAATGGACATGGCCATGTGATGATGAGAAGGAGCACAAACAACCGCAAGCCGATAGGCGCCGTCCCCGCCCGGCAGGAGGCACCTGTCCGCCATTGCTGGGATTGCGATCTCGTGGCTGACACCTATGGCGTGAACCGGGCGGGCGCTCCGATCCTTTGCCAATGCCCGCATGGGGGCAAGCACTATCACTTTTTGTCCGATACCGCCTGTGCGCATTTTAGGGCCGCAGACGCAACCAAGCAACAGCAACAGACAGCACATGACCGAGGAGGAAAGACGCGCGCAGCGGGCGCGCATTGCAGCGATTGAGCGCAAGTATAACCAAACCCATCTGCGCAACCTCGCGCAATATCAGGCGGAGATTACGCGCATATTCGAGGACGTGGCCCAGGAGGCCGCGCGCCTCGGCGTGACCCTTGACGCCCCCGGTGGGCGGATGCTTTCCTTCAACGACCTGCCCGCTGCCAAGCGCCGCGTCAACGCCATGCTTAAGGCCATGCGCAAGCGGCTGGAGGCGGCGGTGGTCAACGGCATAGACGCGGAGTGGGCGCTCGCCAACGGCAAGAACGATGCCGTCGTCGAGCAGATAGCGGCTGCGGGGCTGACGAAGGGCGACACGAAGGTCTACTTCAACAGCCACGCTGCCGCCCTCAAGGCGTTCAAGGCACGCAAGACGGCGGGCATAGGGCTGAGCCGCCGCGTGTGGAACCTTACGCAGCAGTACAAGAGCGAGCTCGAGATGGCGCTCGACTGCGGCATCCGCGACGGGCTGTCGGCACAGGAGATGGCCCGGCAGCTGAAGCAGTACCTGAATTATCCCGACAAGCTGTTCAGGCGGGTGAGGGACGAGCACGGGGTGCTCCAGCTGAGCAAGGCGGCTGCGGCGTTCCACCCGGGCCGCGGCGTGTACCGCAGCAGCCACAAGAATGCGCTGCGTCTGGCCGGCACCGAGACGAACATCGCCTACCGCACGGCCGACCACGAGCGCGTCCAGGCCCTCGATTTCGTCCTCGGCATAAAAATCGTACTGAGCAACAACCACACCATCCGCAACAGCAAGGGCCAGCGGGTGCCGCTGACCGACATCTGCGACGAGCTGGCGGGCAGCTACCCCAAGGGCTTCAAGTTCACGGGGTGGCATCCGAACTGCCGCTGCCATACCGAGACAATCCTCCTGAGCGGTGCGGACTTCGAGAACTTCATCAAGGCCAAGCGCGAGGGGCGGGCCTACGACATCACCAAGGCCAGGGGCTACGTGGCCGAGCCACCCGCGGCATTCAAGGCCTGGGTGAAGGGCAACGCGGGGCGCATTGCCGCAGCGGCCAAGGCGGGCACCACGCCCTACTTCATCAAGGACAACCAGGGGGCCGTGGACGCGCTGCTCGGCCAGTCCAAGGCGGCATCGAAGCCCGCGGCGTCGACCCAACCCGCACAGGTTGCAAAGGAGCCAACCGAGATTGAGGCATTGGCCAAGAGGCTGGGCATCGAGGCAGGCGAGCCGATGACGCATGAGCAGGCAAACACCATGAGGCCGAACCCCCACTTCCAGGAGGATGAGCAATATCAAATCAACTGCCAAAGCGCGGTCGTGACATACGAGCTGCGCCGCCGCGGCCTGGATATTGAGGCGTTCGGAAATCCGGGCTCACCGGATTACGCACCCAGATGGCTGTCATACAACACGCGCGCCGCATGGCTTACGGACGATGGCAAGCTCCCCGAATGGATATATCGCGTGAGAGAAGTGAAGGGGTGGACCGCGGACAAACTTGGACGGGCGCGGCGCACATACGAGAAGCCCGATGAGGTATGGCTGGACTTCGCAGATAAGACTAAGGCGCCGGGGCGCTATCACATCAGCTGGACCTGGAAAAATGAAAGAGCGGGTCACATAATAACGATGGAAGTCAGCGAGAAAGGCCGCCGAAGTTTTTATGACCCGCAGACGGGCCAAAACTCAAGGACCATCATCACGTGGCTCATGGATGGCCGCAAATGCCGGATTGACCTGGACAAAGGCATCTGGGGCTACCGGGTAGACAACGCCCACCCGAATGCCGAGATTGTAAGGGGCGTTGTCAAGAAGGCGGGGTCGAAGGCGAAGACGCCAAAGATCAGCGCCGAGGCGAAGGACGCATTCCTCAAGCTCCAAAACGGGAAGAACTGGACGCAGGCGGGGGCAACATCGCAAGTTGGGGCAGGAAGGGATCCGGGTATATTTCAGAAACAAAAAGAGGTCAGAAAAGACAGAAGCAAATTTGTGACTTCTGTATTAAAAGATTGTCCAGGTACAAAAACGGGTAAACTTTGGCATAATGGCCAGTCAAGAAAAGCCGTTATCGCACATTTGCGCCACGAGGAGGAAATCCCCGCGGCGGAATATGCGTGGAGCAATCCGCAAGAGCTGCATTTCGTCAAAAAAAGTCCATTAGGAGAGGGAAAAGACATGTCGACAGAGAAAGCGCAAAATAACATTGCACGAAAAACAGCACGCGGGGTGCAATATTATAACTTGTACGAATTTGAGTTCAACGGGAAAACATGGCACATGAAAATGGAGGTCATACAAAAAGGGGCGGCTCTTTTTGAGCAGTTTTACAGTTTAGTCCCATAGGCATAAAAAATCCCAGTCCCTGCCCACTTAAGAGCCGGCGCGTTCATACCCACGCCTTGCGACTGAGATTCTCAGTGCAAAAGTAGTACTTTTTTTCGACCCACGAAACAATCAGTATCAAAAAAAGTATTAAATTTGCCCTGCTATAAAACATTTAACAACATTTTGGCATGGAAGATTTTAAGAACAAAGTGGCGGAGCTGGCCGAAATCCTGCTCCAGATGAAATGGGCGTATCCCAACGGGTATCAACAGCTGCTGCGTGAGGCCCAAAGGCTTTTCGAGGAATTGTCCGACCCCAGCGGCTGGGAGGAGTAAAGCCACCACGAACACGGCAAACAAAAATGGAAGAAGAAAAAACAATCATGCGCGAGCGCCTGGAGGATTTAAGGCTCGCAATTTCATGGCGCGACATTGCAAACCGATATTTTAGCAAATCGGCCTCCTGGCTGTACCACAAGCTCGACGGCATCGATAGCAAAGGCGGTTTTACCGAGGAGGAGGCGGAGCAGCTGAAGCGCGCGCTTTACGACCTTTCGGACCGGATAAGAGCCGCCGCCGATAAGATATGACAACATCGCCCACCGGTGGGCAAAATAAAAAAAAACACATTATGAGAAAAATCAGAGAAATCATCGTCCACTGCTCGGCCACACCCGAGGGCAAGGACTTCACCACGGCCGACATCGACCGCTGGCACAAGGCCCGCGGCTTCCGCTGCATCGGCTACCATTATGTGATTTACAGAGACGGCAGCGTCCACCGCGGCCGCCCGGAGGCCGATGTCGGCGCGCATTGCACCGGGCACAACGCCGCGAGCATCGGCGTTTGCTACATAGGCGGCTGCGCGGCCGACGGCAGGACACCGAAGGACACCAGGACGGCAGCCCAGAAGGCCGCGCTGCTGAAACTCCTCACCGAACTCAAGCACCGCTATCCGTTAGCAACGATCCACGGGCACCGCGACTTCGCGGCCAAGGCCTGCCCGAGCTTTGACGCCACAACCGAGTATCGCTGCATAAAGGCATGAAGAAGACAATGATTGCGGCCGTGATTGCCGCGGCCTGGGCCGGATGGTGGCTGGCCGAACGGAGGGCGGCCAGCCAAGGCGAAACCCTCGTGCGCGTTGACACCATCACACGCACCGACACGATTATCGCCCGCGCCCCCGCGGCGCGCGGATGCACGCTGGTGAGATACATCACCGTGCGGGCGCCCGCAGTGCGCGGGGACACCGCCACAGGCGCCCACGAGGCTACGGGGGACACCGCCGAGGTGGCCCTGCCGATAACGCAGCTGCGCTACACCGACGACAGCACCTACACGGCGTGGGTGAGCGGCTACCAGCCGCGGCTCGACAGCATACGCACCTACAGGCGCACGGCCACCATCACGCGTGAAATCACGCGCCAGGCACCGCGCAGCCGCTGGGGCCTCGGCGTGCAAGCCGGCTACGGCCTGACCCCGCACGGGTTCCAGCCGTATATCGGTCTGGGTATAAATTATCGAATCGGAAAATAAAAAAGAGAAAAATGAAGCAGAAATATTTGCAAGAAGCAAAAAAGATGGCCCGGAATTTGGGCTATCACGACGCGGTGCGCCGCGGCACCTGGAACGGCTACGAAGTGGTCGCTCCGGTATTCACCGACAACGAGATGCACATCATCGGCCTGCCGCAATACATCCTTTACAAGGACGGCAAGCTGAACTGGACCAAAGGCATGGAGGGGCTCAAAATCATGAGTGCGCTGATGGGTTAACCACATTATTAACAACGTAGCAATGTAAAAGTTATGAAAATTATGTATTTGCATTGAAAATCGAAAAATTATCTGTATATTTGCCGAAAACAAACGTTTGCACAAAATGAGATACCGACAACTAATCATCGACACGCTCAAAGCCAATTTCAAGGGGGTGAGCGACAAGATCATCGGCAGACTTGCCGACAAGCTGGCCGCGAAGGCCGCGACCGAGGAAGACGCGAAAGCAGCCGCCGAGGCGGTGACATTCCAGCAGGTGCTGGACAGCTATGGCGACAGCCGCGCCACCGAGGCCAGCATTACCGCGGTCAAGAACTATGAAAGCAAGTACGGCCTCAAGGACGGGGTCTCAACGGCCAATGAGGGGGACGGCAAAGAGGACCCCGCCAGCACCATCAAGAAGGATAAGCAGCCCAAGGGAGCGGACGACATGCCCGCATGGGCGCAGGCCCTCATCGACAGCAACAAGAAGCTGAGCGAGGACCTCGCGAACATGAAGCGTGGCAAGGTAACCGAGACCAGACAGGCACAGCTCGCAGAGATAACCTCGAAGCTGCCCGAGAACCTGCGCAAGGCATACGCGCGCACACCCCTCGACAAGCTCACAGACGAGGAGTTCGAGACACTCAAGGGCGACATCACCACCGAGGTGAGCGGCCTGCAGACCGAGCTCGCAGCGAAGGGCGCGATCTTCGGAAAGCCCGCAGCCAACCACGGAGGCGGCGGAGGCGCCGAGCTGACCAAGGAGCAGCAGGCGGCAATCGCACACCGCGAGGGCCTGCCCACGGCCGACAACCAGCCCTTCTGAGAAATCCACAATTCGTTTAACCCAAAAAACAATCATCAACATGGCAATGACTGTGAAGCGCAGAAAGGACTCGGCAACGAGACCGATTTTTGTGCACAAGATAGCAGACGTGCGCGGCGGCGTTTCTGTCGCCACCAGCGACCTCGCGGGCAACTACCTCGCCGAGGGCGCGCCGCTGTATTACGCCGATGGCAAATGGCACGCTCTGAAGTATGCCCGCGTAATCGAAAAATCGACTACGACCGACGTCAAGGTCGAGAAGACGCACAACCTCAAGACGGGCGATGTGCTTTTGGCTACCATCGACAATGGCAGCAGCGGCAGCGTCACCAAGATAGACACCAGCAAATCGGCCTACGACACCATCACGTTGTCGGCGGCCCTCGGTACGCTTGAGGCAGGCGCGGTGCTGCTTGAGGCAGGCGCGGTGCTGCTTGAGGCAGGCAATGCGCAGGAACAAGCAGAGCTCTCCACCCTGAAGCACACCATCGACGCCCTGAACGGCACCGGCAACTTTTTCCCACCCAACAGCAACGTCATCACCGACGCATGGCTCATCGGCGTAATCAAAGACCCCGGCTTCCCTGCCGATGCCCTGCCAAAGGGTATCACCAAGTATCCATTCTAAAAATCCGATTTTGACATGGAAGGAACAGTTATTAACACCCTCATACACGGGCTCTCGCAGCAGATGGTCCAGGCGCGCCTGAACACCGCCGACGCGAAGCCCTTCCTGTTTGGCACCCACTTCCCGGTGAAGAAGGTGAACGGCTTCAATTGGCGCACCCTCGAGAACCAGGTGGGCCGCGCCCACGTAGCCGCCGACCTGCACGCCGACAACGGCACCATCGTGCGCAAACACCGCCCTCTGTTCGCCAGCGCCAAGGGCGACATCCCCTTTATTGCCATCAGCCGCGAGATGAAGCGCTCGGAGCTGAAAGAGTATCAGACCGCCCTCGCATTCGCCCAGGACAGCGACGCGACCGCCCTCGTGGAGTACTGGGGCAATGACATCGATTTCTGCTTTGACGGCGTTCAGAGCGAGCTCGAATTCATCGCCTGGCAGGTATTCAGCAAGGCCGGCAAGCTGCATTTCACCACCTCGAACAACGCGACCTTCGCCAACGAGTTCGACCTCGACTACGACGTCGACTCCGAGTTCAAGGTGAAGGCCGCCACCAAATGGAGCGAAGCAGCCAACGCCGACGTGATAGGCGACCTCGTGAAAATCATCAAGAACGGCAAGGCCGCGGGGCTCAACCCCAAGTTTGCATTTGTCAGCCTTGACGAGTTCTACAAGATAGCCAGCAGCGACCAGATCATCAAGGCCTGCGCCAGCTACCTCACCAACGCGGTGGGTATTTCGCAGACCCCGGACCTCGCCAGCGTCAACTCGATGCTTGCGCGCCAGGCATGGCTCAACGGCCTCCAGCTCCGCGTGATTGACCAGAGCATCACCCGCGAGCTCCTCGACGGCTCCGTGTCAAGCGGCAACCCATTCGAGGATAACGTGATTGTGCTCACCGAGAGCGAGCAGCTGGGCCGCACGCAGTACGACATCCTGACCGAGGACAACCCGGCGGTTATCCGCGCCGAGCGCGCCCACACGGTCATCAAGAAGTATGGCACGACCGAGCCCACGGCTGAGATCACCATCGGCCAGGCCGATGCGATACCCGTGCTTGACACAGCCTACCGCAACATCTATGTGCGCACCGACGGCACGGAATGGCAATAATTAAGCATTAACCGGCAAAGCAGCGAGCAATGACCATTATCAGCGCAATCCAAAGTCTCACGGCATACCCGGTGCCCCACGAGCTGCTGGCGGCGATAGCCCTCAGGCACGGCTTCAGCCCAACGACCGAAGCCAGCGAGGAGGACCTCGCCAGTAGCCGCATGAGGCTCGCCACAGCGGACCTGTACCTATGGCTCGCCAAGGCCCCGAATGTGAGCCAGGGCGGCCAGTCGTACAGCTTCAGCGACGAGCAGCGGGCCGACTTCCGCCGATGGGCGCAAGCCATCTATTCAGAGCTTGCCCCGGAGGAGAAGATGGCCGCGGGCATTGTGTACGGCTACAAAGGCAGCAGACTATGATCATCGCGAACGGGCATATCGAGGTATTGCAGACCACCGGCGCGGCAGTGGCCAACGGCGGCAGCGCCCTGACCATTGACGGCCGCCCGGTAACCGCGACAGGCGCCGGCGCCCTCGACGGGGACGGCTACCCGGTGGCCGTGCCGGCCGCATACGGCGAGCCGATACCATGCCAAATTGTCCCCGTAAAAGTCGACAGGCTGGCCAAGAATGACGGCGAGCGCGTGAAGGCGGAGGCATACGAGCTATATGTGGCCATGGGCGACATGCCCGGTGACATACGCATTTTGCGCCTGACGTGGCACGGCCGCGACCTCGGCAAGTTCAGCGTCACCAGCATCGAGCCGCTGGCCGCAGTCCAGCAGGTTAAAATCCAGGTAAGCCATGCCGATTAAGATGACCACACCGAGAGATGCCGTCAAAGAGAGCATCAACCGCTTCCTCCAGGCGGCGCGGCAAGAGTTGATCACCAGACTCGCGCACATCGGGGAGCAGGTAGTGAACGAGGCGAGGTCATACAACGGCAAAGCCTACCAGGATCAGACTGGCAACCTTCGAAGCTCGACGGGCTACGTTATCGTGGAGGACGGGCGCGTGATAGACATCAGCGGATTCTCCCAGATACCGCCCAAGAGCGACCCGAAGGGCGAGGCCGGCAAAGGCTCGGCCACGGGCGAGGCGTATGCGAGGAGTCTCGCTGCCGGATACCCGCAGGGCATCACCCTGATCGTGGTGGCGGGCATGCAATATGCGGCTTATGTAAGCGCGCGCGGGTACAACGTGCTCGACAGCGCGGAGGTGCTGGCCAGGCGGCTCGTGCCGGAAATGCTTAAAAAACTGACAAGCGAATGAGAACGGCATCACAGATAACAGGCGACTTCTACAAGGCCCTGCGCAACGGGGCCTTGGCAAAGGAGCTGAACGGCGGAGTTTACCGCGAAGGGCTGCGGCCCGTAAGCAGCCGCCAGGAGGACGCGGTGCTGGTATTCACCCAGGGCACGGCGGGACAGCTCGACACGGGCACCATAACGGTGCTGGTTTTCGTCCCCGACATCGATAACGACGGCACCGGCTCGCTGGTGGAGGACAAGCGCCGCACCGCCGAGATTGAGGCCGCGGCCCTGAGCTGGGTGAAGGAGCTGCAGAGCGGCCTCACCGGCTACAAGACGGAGCTCGCGCAAACGATTTTAACGCTGCCCGACATTGCCATTAAGCAGCATTTCGTCAGCGTCAAAATCAATTACGAGAGCCTCGATGAATCCGATTAATAACTAAAAAATTTCACCACACATGGCAAAGAAAGTAATAATGGCCTGGAGCAAATGTAAGCTCCAAATTGGCAAGATGGGCAGCGACGAGGCGATGGGCACGACCCTCACCGAGATTGGCCCGCTGAAGTATCAGAGCACCGAGCTCACAGCCGACGACGGCGACACCCTCCAGATGCAGGAGGAGGGTGCGGGACAGGTGGGTTATGAGCAGCTGCCTGGCGCGTATTCGCTCACCACGCGCGTGATTGAACCCGACGACGCGCTCTATACCCTGCTCGGCCTCGGCAAGGCCGGCAGCGGCTCGGGCGCGGGCTTTCAGGTATCGACCCACGTCGTGGCCGACTACTTCAGCATTCAGGTTGACCCGCTCCACACCGGCGCGCGCGGCATCAAGGCCCCGAAGTGCTCGGTGAGCGTGAAGCCCGGCTTCAGCACCCAGGACGGCAACTACATGGACATCACCTTCGGCATCCTTAACGGTGCCGCCGGCTATTGGTACGAGCGCACCACCAAGGCTGCCGAGTAGGCATCCTTTCTTTTTAGATTTTCATCTCTTTTCTTCAGCCAGCCGCGGGCGGGAATACGCGGCATATATCGCGGGGTGGAGCAGCGGCAGCTCGTCAGGGTCATGACCTGAAGGTCGTCGGTTCGAGTCCGGCCCCCGCCACAAAAGACCAAAAACGCGCACATTATGAGCAAAGAACCACAGAAGCCCAAGGGCCAAAGCACCATCGAGGCGGCAGCCGCCGACACCATACTCCAGCAGCCGCGCGAGGTGGAGATCGCGGGAAAGCGTTATCAGATAGCGCCACCCACGCCCGCCACGCTATTTCTCGTGAGCAAGCAAATCAGTTACCTCCCGCCCATCAACCAGGGCGCGAAGAACGTGCTGGCCGAGGTGCTCAGCAAGGCGAAGGACTGCCGGCCGGTCACACGGATTGCGGCCATTCTCGTTCTTGGCGCAAAGCGCATCAACGAGAAGCGCGAGGTGGAGGTGACCCGCCGAGAGCTCACCGAGCAGGAGCCGCCCAAAGGGCTGCGGCGCTTGTTTCGCAGGCGCAAGGCGCAGCGCGTGACGGAGCACAGGCGCGCGATGCTCGAAATCGACTGGCTGTCGGCGCAGATCGCCGAAAACATGACCATTCAGGAGCTAAGCCAGCTGGTCATCACCGAGCTCGGAGGGCTCGGCATCGGCGATTTTTTCGGGCTTACCGCTTCCCTGAGCGCGGGCAATCTGCTCAGGCCGAAGGCGGCCGAGACCCCGCAAGCCCCTGGGGCCTGATAGCCGGCTGGGCCGCGGCGCTGCACATGACCATCGACACGGTGCTATACGACACGAGTCTGGCCAACCTCATGCTTTACACCGCCGCGCTGCCCCGCTATGGCGACGAGGAGGACAAGCCCTTTAACCCCGCGCTCGACGCGGACAACCCCGACAATTTCGACGACCAGCCCGACGGCTTCGTCTAATCCATAAACGCATCACCACTCATGGCACAATCAAGCGACAACGGAGCACTCAATTACAGCATCAGCCTTGACACCGACGGGCTGTGGGAAAGCGCGCGCCGCACGCAGGAGGCCTTCGACCAGATAGGCCAGGCCGCAACGAATGCGGGCCGGCAGATGGACGAGGGCATCGGCGACGGGGCAAGTGCCGCGGGCGACAAGGTCAAAGATTTTGCCGATGACGCCAAGGACGGCCTCGGGGGCGTGGAGGACATCATCGGCCGCGTGAAGAAGGCCGCCGCAGGCATGGCCGCCGCCTTTGGCGCGCGCGAGCTGATTAGCAAGGTCATCGATGTAAGGGGCGAGATGCAGCAGCTCGATGTGGCCTTCACCACGATGCTGGGCAACGCGCAGGCGTCATCGGCGCTTATGCAGCAGCTCGTGCAGACGGCAGCAACAACGCCATTCGGCCTGACCGATGTGGCCAACGGCGCAAAGCAGCTGCTCGCATACGGCACGGCGGCCGAGGACGTGAACGAGACGCTTGTCCGGCTGGGCGATATAGCGGCCGGCCTGAGCATACCGCTCAACGACCTTGTATATTTGTACGGCACCACAATGGCCCAGGGCCGCCTTTACACACAAGACCTCAACCAGTTCACCGGTCGAGGCATTCCGATGCTGGGCGAATTGGCCAAGCAGTTCGGAGTGGCCCAGAGCGAGGTCAAAGGGCTTGTCGAGGCGGGCAAAGTGGGCTTCCCGGAGGTGCAGAAGGTGATCGAAAGCCTGACCGAGCAGGGCGGCAAATTCGGCGGTCTGATGGCGGCCCAGAGCAAGACCATCACCGGCCAGATTTCCAACATCGAGGATGCCCTTGATATGATGTTCAACGACATCGGCCAGCAGAGCGAGGGTGTAATCAACACAGCCCTCGGTGCGGTAAGCACGCTCATCGAGAACTACGAGCGCGCAGGTCGCGTGATAGCCGGCCTTGTGACCGCATACGGCCTTTATCGCACCGCGCTGCTGATTGCCACCGCGGCCGAGAACGGGGCCACTATTGCCACTGTCGCACACGCAGCTGCATCCAGGGCCGCGGCCATCGCCATGAAGCTGCTGAACGCGTCAATGCTCAGCAACCCATTTGTGGCCGTAGCCGCCGCGATTGGCGCGGTAGTCGTAGCCCTGGCGAGCATGAAGACGGAAGCCGAATATGCCAAGGAGGCAACCGACAACTACGAAGAGAGCAAGCAGCGGATTATCGACGCGGAGGCGGAGCACAAGCAGAAAATCGATGAACTTTGTGCCACCGCAGGCGACGAGAGCCAGGCGACATCGCTGCGCCGCCAGGCACTGCTTGAGCTTGAAAAGCAGTATCCGTCAATTTTTGCAAAATACGACACCGAGGCCGAGAAGTTGCGCAATATCGCCAACATCAAGCGCGAAATCGCCGCACTTGATGGCAAGAACGCTTTCAATGAGGAGAAGTGGAACAACAAACGCATCGAGGAACTGAAAAAGAAAAAAAATCGAAAACAGGTTATCGTATATGATGCCGAGGGCAAGGCGCACACTCAAACTATTGAGAACACAGGCCCGGCAACGTCAGAAGAGGCTGCTGAGCTCAAAGTGCGCCTTAAGAAGCAAAAAGAACTTTATAAGCAGACGCAAACCCAGCGCACCGATGCATATTTTTTGAACCTCCAAAACACCAGCGACAACGTGCTGCGATATCGCAAGAAGCAGCTCGACCGAATGATGGGCAAGGCCATGCGTGCGGGCGGTGAAAAGGGCGCGGTCAGCAGCACCGACACGGCGCTGTTTGGTACCATAGCCTACGACCTGCCAACGCTTCAAGCATACTACAACAAGGTGACTGACGAGCAGAATCGTCGTGCCGGAAAAGGCGGTGGTAAGACAACTCCCACTACCCCTGCCACGCCAAAAAGTGGCGGCAAGGGCGGAGGCAAAGGCGGCCGCACAGGCGAAAAGACAACCCCGGACAAGGCAGAGACCGATGAGGCGGCGAAGAACGCCGACACGGCCTACAAGCTGCAGCAGGATGCGCTGAAACGTGAGCAGGAGCTCGACGAGCAAAAAGACAAGGTCGAGCAAGCGCGCATCGACACTATCACCGACAACGGGGAAAAGCAGCGCGCCCAGCTGGAACTCAACCACAAGAAGGAGCTGCGGGAGCTTGAGCAGGAGCGCCGCGACTACCTCAACCAAAAGGTCGAGAGCGCCAAGGCCGCATTCGATGCCAACCCGAAGAACAAGGGCAAGGCATTCAACTATTCAGCCGTGACGCTCACCAGCGAGGAGGAGAAATTATTTGACGGCCGCCGCAGCCTGCTTCTGCAGAAGCAGCAAATCGAGAACAGCGCCCTCCTGGAAGCCGAGCGCCAGGCACACAACGAGTATTTGAAGCAGTACGGCTCCTACATGGAGAAGCGCGCCGCAATGACGGCCCTTGCCCAGAAGCAGCAGGCCCAGGCGGCCACACAGGGCGAGAAGGACAGCATCGCAGCCCAGCTGAAGAAGGACCTCGAGGCGCTCGACTTCGAGCAGTTCAAGAAGCAAATGAATTGGGAGCAGGTATTCGGCGACCTCGGCACCATCGGCACCGAAGCCTTGGAAAGCCTCCGCGACCAGCTGACCCGCTTCATCAGCGTCAACAAGGACCTCGATCCGACGAACATCAAAACCATCACTGACGCAATCAAGAACATCGATGACACGCTGGCCACGCGAGACCCATTTGGCAAACTCGTGAGCGGGATCAAGGAGTATGCCGCACTGACCGGACGGCTCAAGCGGGCGAACGAGGACCTGAAGTCGGCGGGCAAGGTGACCGCCGTGGGCGGCAATGGCGAAAGCCTTGCCGAGGCATACCGCAATGCCGTGGCCAGCGGCGACCAGCTGAGGGCTGAGCAACTGAAGGAACAGGAGGTGACGATGGTCACCGCCAATGCCAACGGCGAGCTCACGGCGAAGCTGATGACCTATGGCGAGGCCCTCGAATATGTAACCAAGCTGCAGAACGATGCCAGCAGCAGCGGCTCGAAGCTCGCGGGGGCATTCAGGGCCGCGGGTGGCAACCTCAGAAGCATCGCATCCGTCGGCAAGAACGCCAGCGAACTGCTGGGCGAGTTCGGGGTGAAGGTACACGAGGGCATCGGCAAGGCGCTGAGCGGCCTCGGAGACATGGGCGACGCCCTGGAGGCATTCGACGTGACCAAGCCCGGCTCATTCCTGAATATCAACAACTACATCAACTTCGCCAAGGGCGCGGTTCAGGCGGTGAAGGGCATATTCACGGGCATAGCCGGCATTTTCGGTGGCGGCTACGACTGGGACGCATACAACGAGATGGTCGAGAAGTACAAGGCCCTGAACGCCCAGTGGGACGAGCTTATCAAGAAAAAGCGCGAATATATCGCCGAAAGCTGGGGCCAGGAAGCCGCGGCGGCGGGCGAAGCGGCCAACGAGATGGTGCGCTCGCAGACCGAGGCGGCCCGCAACATGGCGAGGACATGGACCGAGGCCGGCAAGGATTGGAGACACCACAGCCAGGGCTACAACCTGAACAAGGCCCTGAGCGACGAGGCCAAGAGCGAGGCACAGAAGTTCATCGGCTCGAATTGGCAGCAGGAGGTGCTTTATAACCTCACCCCCGACCAGCTGAAAAAGCTGATGGAGGATCCCCAGATGGCGACATTCTGGGCCGAGGTGAAAGCCAACGCGGGCGACTTCTACGAATACCTGCAGCAGATAGCCGCTGAGAGCGAAAACCTCAAGACCAACACCGAGGCCACCTACAAAGCGCTAACATTCACCGATTACGACAGCCTTGAAGACAGCTTTGCATCGATGCTCACCGATATGAGCAAGAGCGCGAAGGACTTCTCGGAGGACCTCGAGAAGCAGTTCAGGAACGCAGTGCTCCGCGGCCTGATTAATCAAAAATATACGAGCCAGCTCAAGGCGATTTATGAGAAGTGGGCAAAGCTGACCGAGAGCGGCAACGAACTGACCGCCGACGAGGCCGCGGGGCTTAAAAAGGAGTATGAGTCCATCGTGAACAGCGCGCTCAAGGACCGCGACCAGCTGGCCACCTCGATGGGCTGGAGCAAGGACGCCACGAGCCAAAGCAGCAGCACAAGCGGCTTCGAGGCGATGAGTCAGGACACGGCCAGCGAACTCAACGGGCGCTTCACCGCCCTGCAGATGGACACCGCCGCAATACGCGCGGAGGCAGCCGCAAATTTCGCCACGCTGAACCAGAGCGTTGGCGAGATACAGAGCATCGCCCTCCTCGGCCTCGGGCACCTCGAGGACATCAGCCGAAACACCCGGCAGCTCTATGAGATTAAGGACGCATTAACGGACATCAAAAAGCATACGCAGCGATTATGAAGTATCGGTTATATATCAACGGCAAGCTCGCCTCGGCCCAGGGCATAATCCTCGGCCAGGGCTCCGTGGCCGCGCTCCGCCAGCACGGGGGGCTTAAGGATTGGCCCTCGAACGAGAACGCGGGCATCGACGGGAAACGCGTATTGCCCGGCTTCACGCCAAAGGCAGCCGCCCGCGACGTGCAGCTGACGCTCGGCCTTCAGGCCGCGAGCTTCGCGCAGTTCATCGAGCGCTACAACAAGTTTGTGGACACCCTCGAGGCCGGAGCTGTGGACATGCGCATCGACGCCTCGGCGGACAACGGCGCAACGTGGACCACGGGTGAGACCTATCACCTGCTTTATGTGAGCTGCGCGCAGTATAGCGAGTTCAACGGCCGCCTGGCGAAATTTGTCGCCAAGTTCAACGAGCCAAATCCGAAAAACAGAAAGGCATGAACGGCATCGAGCATATAACGATCTACACCCAGACGGGCGGGGTGAGGGCTGAAGTGATACCCAACGACGGCAGCACCTACTCGGCCGAGCTGATGAAGAAGGAGGAGCTGGCGCTGAAGTTCACGCTGGCCGAGCCGGTATTGTTCCAGCTGGGCGATTGGTGCGAATGCCGAGGGGGACGCTTCGAGGTGACGCAGCCGCAGCGGCCCACGGCCAACAGCGCGGGCGGCTGGCGCTACGAGTTGACGATGCCCGCCCACTATTGGAAATGGGCGAACAAAATCCTCTATTACGACCGCCAGCACGCCCGCGAGTGCAGCTTCACGCTCACGCACGACATCGCCCACCACGCGGCGCTGATATTGAGCAACCTCGCGGCGCTCGGCTACCAGTACGAGGGCAAGGACTACACAACGAGCATCGGCAGCGATGTGACCGCTGAGCTGCGGCTCGTGAGCTACTCGAACACGAGCATCACCGACGCGCTCACGGCCATCGCCGACGCCTTCGAATGCGAATGGTGGGTGACGGGCAACGTTATCCATTTCGGCCGCTGCGAACTTGGCACGGAGGTCGAGCTGGCCGAGGGCGACGAGGTGCAGGGCATGAGCGCCAGCGACAGCAGCCAGAGCTATGCCACGCGCCTTATCGCCTTCGGCTCAACGCGAAACCTTACGCAGGCATACCGCCCGGACACCGAGGAGGTGGTCGTGGGCAGCATACGCGAGAAGCGGCTGATGCTTCCGGCTGGCACGCCCTACATTGACACCGAGGAGGGGCTCAGCACCGAGCGCGCAGTAGAGAAGGTACTCGTTTTTGACGACATCTATCCACGCCGCGTCGGCACCATCGCCGCCGTGACGACGAAGACCTACACCGACGAGGACACCAACACGGGCGAGAAGACCGACTGGCAGGCATACCGCTTCACCGACGAGGGCATCAACTTTTCAAGCGATTACAGGCTCAAGGACAGCACCGAGGCGTTGAAGGTGATATTCCAGAGCGGCAGCCTCGCGGGCATGACGTTCGACGTGAACTTCAACCCCGACGGCCTGGCCGAAAAGGACGGCGCGGGGGCATGGAACAAGGCCGCACAGGTTTACGAGATTGTGCGCAACGACACCTATGGCATCAAGCTGCCCAATGACACGCTGAAGCCCGCGGCGGGGGATAAGTATGTATTGTTTAATTTCGACATCAGCTATCTCAGCGCAGACCTCGGGGGCAAGAGCAATTACATCGGGCTGGCCGAGCAGGAGCTGCTCGAAGCCGCCAAGAAGGAGGCCGAGAAGTTGAAGGTGGACAGCAAGAGCTACTCATGCCCGATGAACATCGTGCGCTATTACGGCTACACCGAGGGCGCCGATGGCAAGCTCACCCACGCCACCGCCGACGAGCTCGACTTCAGCCTCGGTCAGAAGATAAAGCTCGTGAACCCCGCCTTCTTCAAGAGCGGGCGCTCATCGCGGGTTTACGGCTTCGAGAAGTACCTCGACGGCACGAAGGTGACCTACACGGTGAGCGGCAACAGAGAGTATTCGCGGCTGCAGGAATTGAGCGACAGCATCAGCACGCTTGCCTACAACGGCTACACCTACAAGGGAGCAGCGGGCGGCCAGGGCGGTGGGGCAAGCATATACCTCATCACCACGCACGACGCGACCACGCCAAGCGATAACAACGCCTACTCGGCCGCCCGCGCCTTGGCGCAGTTCGCCGACAAGGACGCGGCATATAACGACTTCCTGCGCAAGAACACAGGCGACAAGGCGACGGGGTATATCACCTTTGAGGGCGGCGCGAGCGTGACCGAGCTGGCGGTGACAACGCTGGCCGATATCGCGCGGGCCATCATCGCCAAGGCAGGCAGCGAGCGCTTCAGCGACGGCTTCACCGGCGAGGGCTGGCAGATATGGCAGCAGAACGGGGAGAGCAGCATGACGCTCGACCGCATCACCGTGCGCAAGGCCATGACCGTGCTCGAGCTGCTCATCGAGCGCATCCGCGCCATCGGCGGCCAGCTGATAGTGAGCGCCGCCAACGGCAAAATTAAAGAAGTGAAGAAGGGCGGCGGATATTACAACCTCACCCTCGAGGAGGGGCACGGCACGTTCACCGCCAACGATTATGTGCGCTGCCAGGCATTCACCGGCGGTGCTGTAAAAAGCTACTGGGCGCGCGTCAGGGCCGTGAGCGGCGACACAATATCGGTCGACGCGGCCGACATCACAGAGGGCAACGACCCCGCAGCGGGCGACGAGCTGGTGCTGCTGGGCAACGCCACCGATGAGGCAAGGCAGAGCGCGGTGAGCATCAGCGCCACCGAGGACGGCAAGCCGCGCATCGATGTGCTCAACGGCATCACCGGCCCGACGCTTGAGGGCTGCCTGCGCGCCCGCCTGGGCGATTTGTCGGGCATCAGCGACAGCTACTTCCCGGCAAACGTGCAACCCCAGGGACACGGCCTTTATAGCGATAACGCCTACCTTCATGGCACGTTCGTGCTCAAGGACGGGCGCGAGGTGAGCCAGCTATTCAGCATCATGGACGGCAAATTGCAGAGCGTGATCAGCGAGGACTGGAACAGGCACAACCTGCTCGCAAACGGCTGGTTTCTCAACGGCCCGCTGGGCTGGCAGAACGGGTCGGGTGGCATACCGCAGCCAGGCGGCACGGCAATCGGCGTTACCGCAGACGGGGTGCTCACGAATATCGGCTACCCGGTAGTTACCGGCAAGACGGCATCCGAGTGGGCCGTCAAGGCCGAGGGCGGAATAACTTATCTCGCCATCACAGGTAACGACGGCACGCTGCAAACGATGTACTTCAACAATATGCCGGCAGAGGCGGGCGCGTTGACGCTGAGCCTGAAAGTACGCACTGCCAACACCAGCGTTGGCACGAGCCTCACCGTGCTGCTGCTGTACAACGACGGCGAAACATTCATGCCGGATGCCGAGGTGCCCGCGGGCACGGAATGGACAACGCTCAGCTTCGACCTCAACGCGGAGGTGAAATCGATAACAGGCCTGATGTTCATGGCGGGCATCAGCGACGACGTCGAGATGGACTTTGCCCAGATAACGCTCGCGGCAAAGCAGATCACGCGCAGCGAGATCAAGCAAACGGCCAAGAGCATCAGCCTGAGCGTGACGGAGGACAACAACGGCAAGCTGAAGAAGGCGGGAATCGACATCGACAAGGAAACCGTCACAATCAGCGCGGCTCACACGCTCATCGAGGACGAAAACGGCAACCCCGTTGCGGCCTTCGAGGGCGGCAAACTGAAGACCGCATTCCTCGACCTGGGCTCTCTAAATCTCAGCAGCGACGACATTCCGATGATTGGCGAGCTCACTCCCTCGATCAACAACGAGGCGGTGACGGCTGCGACGAAATCGGTTGCCCTGAGCGGCACAAACGGCACAAAATCGACCGAGACGCTGACGTTCAGCGTGGCCTCGTTCGTCAACGACACCGCGAGCAAGCGCATCTACTTCAGCGCGCGGGCAAGCGCAAACGACAGCCTCTGGCTGCGCATAACGGAGACAGAGGTTGTCGTCGAGTACGAGAGCAGGATATCGGACGACCTTTACAAGACCGAGAGCTGCACGCCGACCTATCGCGGCGGCGGCAACTGGAGTTTCGAAACCGACAAGCCGATAAGGAACCTGAAGGTGACGCTGACCGCGAAGACGCTCATCAGCACGGCATCGAGTATGGAGGTTGCCGGGCGGCTCACGCTCAGCATCGGCGGCTATCAGGGCGGCGACGCAATAGCCATTGTGCCGCTCAGCAGCACCAGCATGCTCACCGAGACCATCATCGGAGCCAACGGCTTCGCAAGCATTTGGCAGTCATCATTCATATTTCACCTGCAGTCTAACAGCAAGACCTACATCGACGGCAACGGAGTGGCGCATGATCAGCCGGCCGGCTGCACCATCATGGCGGGTGATTACGGCTGGCGCATCACCGCGGGTGGCATACAGACGACAGCCGACCGCGGGCTGAATTGGAAATAACATTTAATACTTATAAATCATGGCAATAGACATCAACGAATTAACACAGGCGGTGGCCGCGGAGCTCCGAAACGGGGCGACGGACCTGGGGAATGTGCCCGTGGCATCGTCGGTAACCGACGACGATATGCTGCTGGGCCAGAGCGGCTCATCGCTGAAGAAGATAAAGGTCGCCGCCATTGCGGCGAAGGGCAAGCCCGGCGACCCCGGCACACCGGGAGCGGATGCTGTGGTGTACAGGCTGCTGCCTGGTGCGCTTGTGTACAAGGCCGATACGACGGCCATCGCGCTGAGCCTGCTGAAGACGGAGGGCGAGAGCACCACGACTGCGGAGCTGCCGAGCGGCTGGCGTGTGGTGGTCAGTTGGAATGCGGCGGGCGGACTGACGAAGAGCGCAACGCAGAGCACGCTGGCGAGCGTGAACCCGAACTCGCTGGCAGGGGCGACGAGCGTGCAGTTGGCGCTGTTCACGGCCGACCCAGAGGCGAGCGGCAGCAGTGCAAAGCTCGTGGACAGTGCCACGCTGCTGCTGGTGGCTGACGGCAAGAAGGGCGACAAGGGGGATAAAGGCGATAAGGGCGACACTGGACCGAAAGGCGCAGACGGCAGCGGAGCAGGCTCGCTGGTGCTGCACCCCTACAACGATTTGGCGCATTTCCGCCTGTCGGCAATGGATTACGAAACGGGCATTGCCACGCTCCAGGCTGCCCCCGAGGGTGTGAGCGTGGGCGACTTCTGCGCAATCGCCTATGACGTGGCCGACGCCATAGGCAGGTACAACCGCTTGCCCGACAGCAAGTCAACAACCGTGCCGAGTAACAGCAGCCGTGCTAATGCAATTGCTTATGGCTACATCACCGCCATCAGCGGCACAAGTGTGACAACTACGTTCATTTACACGGGCAAGGGCACGCTGGCCACCCCCACAAACTATATGCTCGTGTGCTTTGGCGCCAGCGAGCCAACAACAGACTTGCAGATTACGCTGCCGAGCGGTTTTCAAGGGAAGCCGCTGAAGGTGGAGCTGTGGGGCCAGGCGATGAATAAGAATGGCCAATGGGACACTTGGAGCGTCAAGGCTGGCAACCAGAGCACTCTTAGTGATGTCGGGGGCGATAATGGCCACGGCAGCTATGTACACGAGGTTTATGAGTTCAACGGCCACACCGTCGGCTACACCGATTTGGCCTATGCGACAGGAGCTTGGACGGCTGGAAGTTATCGGCAGAAGGACATTCTCATTAAGTGGAATTACAACGTTGCGGAGATGACGAGAGTCGTTGTGCCGTGGCAGTTTGGCATGTACGGTAACGTGGTTATTATTAGTTTATTATAGCAAAATATGCAAGAATTATATCAAGACGAGAGCGGCAAGTGGTGCAAGCGCACAATTGCCGACACTGAGAAGAGCAGCGAGCAGCAGCCGAGCGAGGCATCGCAGGCGAGATGGCGCATTGCCGAGCTGGAGGAGGCGTTGAGGGCCAACGACTACAAGGTCATCAAATGCTTTGAGGCGCAGGCCACGGGCGGCACAATGCCATACGACATTGCCGCACTGCACGCTGAGAGAGAGGCG